GGCGATATCGAGGATGTCGTGAGACAAACGGTCGTGGCCTGCGCTCCAAACGCCAGCGCCAGCCAAGCCGTTCCCGCGAAAAGTAAGCGCCTCACGGTCCCTGATACCCCTGCATGTTGCAATAGACCGTCGTGAGCGACGTTGAGACAGTGAACTGCGCGGTTGTCTTGGATGAAACCGCCGCCGTCACTACCAGCGGCGAACGAAGGTTGCCGACGATGAAGCCGCCGCCTGCGGTGATCGGCGGCAGGGGGAACACCGATGACGCCGTATCGTTGATCGTGATATAGGCCATGGATGTTCCCGCGTCCGTGCGAAAACACTGAATGCCTGTAAGGTAGATTTTATAAGTGACGGCGGACAACTGAAGAACCGTCACCGCCGATCCCCCCGTCGTGCTCGCTGTGCCCGACAGACGCAGGCCCGATGGTGCGACGGTTTCAGTGATGGCGCCCGTAGGATCGCACTCGGTCGGGCCTGGCTGACCATCCGCCGTCGATGACGGTGGATTAGTAGCGGCCCGGCAGGGCATGGGAGCCGCGCCTAGACCGTATAGGGCCTTGTCGAGACCAACCAGGGTGCCTGCGCCAGAGCCCCCCCACGCACTATCTGTCGTGGCTCCCTGCGACACGTTCGCGCCATCGGCGACCGTATTGGATAGAGGACCAGAAATGGTGCTCTGCGCGAACGAGGGCGACGCAAGCGCGAGCAATGCGCCAAGAGTGCGAAGGAAGCGGCGCATTATTCGATACCCCAGTTAAACAGACAGTGGGCCGTGTCCAGCGTCAACGTGGGCCAATCAGTGGATGAGCACATGATCACGATCCCCGCGCTCGCCGGTATCGGAATGTCGCCGCCGGGCGTCCATGACCATGTTTGCGTCGGCGAAAGGGCCGCGCTCGACAAGATCCTTGTGCCCGCTGACAGCGTCCCATTCGATGGGCAAGCCGTGGCGTTGACCACGAACACATAATCCGTCGCGGCGCCTGCGGCGATTTCATGGGCGTCCATGTAGTAGATGTTGCCGGGGTTGGCCTTGATGACGTGGCAGGCTTCCGCCGCCTGAGATCCAAGGTTCCCCGAGCCGTCAAGATTATTAAAAGCGTATGGGAGTAATGAAGTCGGAACAACGATTGGTGTAGTATTTGGAGGAAAATTAGTGACTGTGACAGATTGTGTTGACGGAAAATTAGTGACTGTGACGGGCTGACCAGCAGAATATGCTAAAGTACTAAACATTATTCCTAATAATAGTGTTATATTTCTTATGAATTTATGTATCATTTGTAAAAACTCACATTGAGTACCGCGCCAGTGGTTTGTTGAATAAATTTTAAAGCTGAAAGATTTCCAGCAAATAACATTGTTTGACCAGACAAAAATGGAAATCCTACAGAAGCTGTAGGATTATTCCCATCGTCTCTCCATCTAATATCAGAATTTTCTACAGATATTATAGCATAAGTTGCTAATGATGGAATTACAGCTTGAAGATTTATTACAGTAGACAAATTAGTAAATTGATGATATCCAAGTGGAGTAGCTTGATATGGACCTGAAGAAACTACAGTTCCAGAAGATGCTCCACCAGGTATGCCATTTACTAAAATTGGTGTAGGGCTAGTCGCAAGCTGAATATTAATAACTTGGCTCACTATAATTTACTCCTGTTATTTGTGTAGCTGCCGGATTTACAGTTAAAATGCCTTCAACAACACGAGTAATATTATTAGATGAATCTATAATAACCACATCGTAAACATATCTTTGATATAGCATACCTGCTGTAGTGTTAGCACTTAGAGAAAGAGTTATAGAACCGGCTGTAGGAGTTGAAATTGCGGTGGTGAAAGATACAGAATTTGAAGATGTATACCATTGGCGTATTTGACTTTGAGCGCTGTACCCAGTTAAATCAAATGGATCTCCTACGGTATCAGTCAAATTCAAAAGAGTATTAAATGTAGTTCCCTGATCAACCAATATGTTTGCTTTAGCTGCCATATCAATTCCTATACAGACAATGTAGTTCTTTGAAAGTAAACATTGCCCCCGTTTATTGCAGAGGGAGAAAACAAAAGATTTACAGAACCACCAGATATATTAGCTCCAAAAGTTCCTAAAGCCGTTCCTGTATTTGAAATCATAGCAAATTCTGTTAAAAATACATTTGTTCCGTCTTGAATAACCAAAATTTCAGAACATTGATGACCCGTAGTTCCATTTGAAACTTGAACTAAATATTTTGCTGTTCTATACGATGTAGTAGTAAAGGTATCAATACTTTGATTAGCCGAAGATCCAGTTATAGCATATGTATTTGCCGTAAAAGATGCAGTATTTACATTTTGGCCAACATTAAGATTATTTGAAACTAATGTATTGGCCGTAAATACACCATTTACGGATGCATTTGTTGTTATAACTAAATTTGTATTAGTACTATTATTACCACCACGTAAATATTGTGTTGCAGCAATAGTATTTGCCGAAAAAACACCATTAATATAAGCATTGCCCGTAGTTACGCCAAAACCGCCAACACTGGTGTTGGTTGTAACAACAGTAGTATTAATAGCGTCTGCAATTGAATTAGTAATAGTCACCCAATCATTAAATGTGGCTACACTAACATTTACACTATTCTGAGATTGAGCCATGAATATTTTTTGCCATTGATTTTACTAATTGTTTTAATTCTTCTACTGTATCTGTAAGCTCTTCTACTTGTTTATTTATAACTTCTTGTTTTAAAGCCCGCTCTCTTTCGGATTTAAATCTAGTAAGTTCAGTTATATTTTTATTTATTAATACACCAGAAGAAATATCTCTATATAATCCAGGAACTTCTGTTTGAATAAGTTGAGCGGCCATTATGCGCTAAGCCCCACTGCTGTTAGAGTTGCTACCTTTGGATATATACTAGAATTACTAGATAATAAATCTAGCTTTATTTGCATAGTATCATATGTTGAAAATTCTGCTAGAGTACTATTATAATATGATGCATAGTTATTATTTTGTGGATCAGTAAATGCTTGGTGTTTATCTGATATTTTATCTATAAACAATGTAACACCGGTTATACTGACGTTTGAAGTTGAAATATTTAAATTTAAAGAGGAGGCATTTGTAACATTAGTTACAAGACCTACTATAAAATTATTAGGAACATTAGGATTCCATAATTTTATCAAATCATTTACATATATTTCACCGCTTCCGGGCGTACTATTACCAAATTTTGTATTAGCTCCAGTAACAGTAGATCCAGATATTGTTGCTGTTCCATTTGCGGTGTAAAGGCTTGGAGGTGAATTTGGAAGTCCCCAAGTAAGAGTTACGTAATTATTGGCTTGAATTGTACTAACAAGATTTTGTGTATTTCCAGATGGATAAAGCCGAGTCCATTCTTTTGATACAAATGGATCAGAATCTTGTGAATTATAAAGTTTTGCCCAGGCGACAATAGAAGTATTTGCAGGAACAAATGCGGTGGCTTGAACCATAAGATCCTCAGCAGCATATGTAGGATCAAATTGAATTTGAGTTGTAATGTGTTTTGCTAAAGAATTTCCGTAATTTGTATTTTCATTTGTCGTATCATTGTTGATTAGAACAGAAGATGAAAATATATCTAGCTTTTCACTAGTGATAACTGGGCTATCATATAAAGCACCAGCAATTCCTGCTTGATTTAACTGAATTTTTATAACACCAGATTTATTATTTGAGTATGATAAGTCTGAGCCGCCATTTACAGCTTCTAAAGACCTAGAAAGAATATATCCAGAATAACCATTTACAATATTAATTGTTCCATTTAAAGCCGGTAAAAATGTAGAAGATGAATTCAGTATTGGATTTCCAGAAGAATTAATTTGTGCAAATGCATATGTTATACTTGAATTTCCACCAGTAGATGCACTAATGCCAACTTCTGGTTCAAAATTTGTTACAGGAACAGCATATATTGAAGAAACATATGCATATGTTTGCGCGCTAAACGACGTGTTAGTGATAATAACATTACCACTAGACATTGAACCTACAATAGGAGTTTGAAAAAATAAATTAGCACCGCCAGCGGACGTGTTGGTTCCTGTGAATTTTGTAGAAACATTAACTGCTGTAGAATTTACAATTGCAGTGATAGTAGACCCATTTGTAAAACCAGTTATACCGGCTGAAGAATTTGAACTATTACTACAATACACCGGCTGACCGACAAACAATCCTGTAGTGCTTGATATAGCATTTATTGTAATATTGCCACTTTTCAGTGTTCCATTAAGATTAGTGTTGCTGGTAAAATATAATGTATTGTTTGCATTAGAATTTGTTAAAATCATTGTATTACTAGACTGAATACTATTATACACGGTTCCTACCGGAACAAAGAAAAACTTAGCAGCGCTATTTGATACTGGAAGTACTGGATTAATTGTTGCGGAAGTATTATTAGATACATTAACAATTTGAGTAACATATAATGATAAATTAGCGCTAACTACACCAGATGCAGATACAGTATTTGCGTATAAAGCAATATAACTGCCTTGTTGGGTACTTGATTGAAAAGTTGTGCCGTTTCCTGTAAGTGTAGAACTATTAGCCGTAATTGCTACAGTTTGGGCTGATACATTGGCCAAAAGTGGAAATACGGTCTCGCCGCCCAGAAAAGAACCGACTTGTCCTTGAACTATCATAAACTCGTAAGGATTGTTTACAAGTTCATATGTGGCATTATTTGCAGTAAATTGAGCTACTTTAATTGCATATTTTAATTGTGTATTCTTGATGGGTGTCAATGTTCCATCGGTTCCATAATCAAATAATTGTCCGTGATTTCCTCCGCTAAATCCTGGAAATACTGCATTTGATGAACCGAGTAGCGCCTGGCCGGCCGAAGCAGTCCATAAAGTATAACCGCCATCTGCTGCTTGAATGTTTATTGAATACGTTTTACCAGTTTTAAGTGGAACAGGTTGATTAAATTCAAATGTGGTGATAGATGATGCATCAGAAGATACATTAATAGAAGAATAAGGCAAACTTGCAATAGAATATGTATATGCAGATGAATAATTTGGAGCTCCATTTATATCAGTATCAGAAATACTAATAGTAACTCCAGGATTAGTAGAACCACTAAGATTATAAACACCATTTACTTGTGAAGTTTGAGCGGGTATTCCACTAAAATATAAGTCTATACTTGTTATAAAAGCTCTTGCAGAATTATTTACTGCATTTGGATCAAGATAAAATGTTTGTGATTGAATATACATTATAAATTTAAACCTATTCCTATATAACCATTTTCAGCTCCACCAAGTTGAGCTAAATTAATATAATTTGTAGAATTAGCAGAATAATAAGATATAGTAACATTTGCAATTGAAGTATTATCAATATTAGCCAATGTTCCTACTACAGTACCTGCCATTCTATTAATTAAATCTTGAGCCGCACTCAATGAACTAGCTGTAGAAGAAAGTCCAGAATTATAATAAAATGTGAAAGAAGTATTTCCATTTGAATCAGTTATTATTGGTGCTCCTAATATTCCTCCAGTCGGTTGGCATTGGCTAGAAGCATTTACACCATTAAATGTAAAAGTATGAACCGTAGATGGTTTTAATCTTGAAGCATTCATTGCAAAAGCCTGAGCCGCGGCAATATACGTAGTAGATTGTGGATTACTTGTAGATGAATTTGGTATTGATATTTGAGTTCCACTAGGAGTCGTAATAGTAGAGCCACTGCTTCCTAAAGACTGTGTAGCAGAAATTGCGCCAGAAAGAGCCGTGCCTATTCCAGGTATGACTAAATTAGTCCCTATATAATTTGTTATTATTGGAGGTAAAGTAGCCATTTATTATCCCTTAATATTTCAATATTTATACTTGCTCAGCCAAAGTAGAAACAGCCCGGCCATCGCCGTGGGCGCTAACAGCTCCTAAACCAAATCCTGCACCACCAGTAGCTGTTGGAGTAGATTGAGGAATTTTTGTAGTTAGGCCAAATGTTGTAGGATTACTTGTCAATACACCATTATAAATTATGGGTTGAGAAGAACTATTTGTAGTTGGAGTAGTATTAGAAGTAACACTAAGTTGACTGATTATTGCTGTTTCTGAATATGGTAAAGTTAAAAATAGACCAGTTGTATTACCAGAAGTATTAGTATTTGCTCCATTAAATTGAAATTCGATATTATTTTGATAATTTATAGGAACCACTTGATCATTTATGATCATTGCGTTGTATTCTGGATTTTGAAGATCAGAATATGCTGTACTATTAAAATTATCGGTAAATATTCCATACTTAAATCTATTAATTGAACTATTCAAAGTCGATGGAATTGTAAGATTATTAATATTAGTTTCAAGTTGGCTTAGAGTTGTATAATATTCTAAAGCTTGAATTCTTCTATCAAGAGCAGCAATATCTTCCATAGTATACGCTGAGGGCTGATAAAGAGAAATTTGACTATTATTTGCAGCAATTTCTGATATAATATGATTATTTGCTCTTTGCACAGTATAATTTTTACTAGCAATACCTTTATCAAGTATGGCCGTATAATTTGAATCTAATTGTTGAGAAACTGACGGATATGGTGGAATATTTAATAAATTCAACGTCATAGAATTTTCTGGCTGCAGCGGTGGACTAAGTGTTCCCGATCCAGGAACACCAGGAATTGCGGTTATATTTCCTGTTTTGTCTATGACTACTCTATCAACGCGGCCTTGATAATTTGTAATAGTCGAACTGTATGTAGAACCATCTATGGGTGTAAATTGAAATGAACTTTGATACTTTACAGTTCCTCCAGTAAATACCAAATTTGCAGTGCCACTGGTTGTAGCATTAGTGCTTAAACTAACGGATGAAGAATTAAGTACAGCAATAACTCTTGTATTTCCAGGTAAACCCGCGATATCAGCAATAACTGATACATTTGAAATAATTACAGCTTGACAATTTACAGAAGTGATTCCAGTAATTGTTGAATTACTATTAAGAGTTCCTGTAGCAATTACTGACTGAAAAGCACCATAATCTACTGGATTTACAGTAGATAATGAAGTATTTCCATTAGTATTTGCATATGTATTGGCTTGAAGAGCTACTCTAGGTCTGAAATCTACACAATCTATAAGATCATAATAATTTCCTTGAGAAGTATAAAATTCCGGAATTTCTTGTGTATTAATAGAAGAATTGTTACTTGCTACACTTAGATTAGCAAATCCTAAATTATCATTTGTAGAATATGAACTTACTGTAAATAATGGATATGTTGTAGTAAATGCAAAATGATCAAAAACTGTTATAAGTGAATTATTACTTGTTATATTTAATGTTGATGCTGGGTTTAAATACAAATATCCTTGATCATAAAAATCTGCATTTTGGTTACTATCAATATAAAATTGATTTGTAACATCTACCCATGCTGATGGAATAGTAGATGAATTTTGCAAATTTGCAGATATATTAAGTGTATTTGCTGAAAAGTATACTTTTTTTAATCTAAAAATATCTGGAATACCTAATGCCCATGGCCCAGTATTTCCCGAAACATTATTTGATGTATTAATTATTACAGAACTATCTCTAATGGCCGGTTTAGATATAGACCCCGATGTAATATTTACCGGTACAGTAATAAAAGCATTTGAAGTACCATTAATTGTAATTGGAAGAGCTGTGCTAAAAAGATTTATAGTTAATATTGTTCCAGTAGAATCTGTACTTACAGAATTGGGAAGAAGTGATACTGGAACATATTTAGGGAAATAATAAACCACATTTGCAGAAGTATTGGTATTTAATAAATTAGAATCTAATTGAATAGCAGTAGCATTAATGCCAGTAATTCTTCTAATTTCTCCAGTAGTATTACTGAAAATTTTAAGGTATCTTCCAGTATTAAATGTAGATAATAGTGTTCCAGTACCACTGAGTGTCATAACATTAGAAGAAGCTGTGGTAACAAATCCAATAGAAGATACATTAGAAGTTGCATATACATTGCTTGCTTGAAAGATTAAATTTACATTAGAAATTTGATTTGCATTTAATGTTACATTATTTCCAAATGCAAAAGTTCCGCTTGGTAGTGTTAGTATTACACTACCATTACTACTACTTAAAGCAACACCAGTAGGTCCAGTATATTGACCCATATAGGTATATGATATATTTGAAACGCTTTTTGTTGAATTTGCTCCGCCATAAAAAACAGCAGTGGAATTTGCTGCATTTTGTAATACTATATTATTTGTATTAACAATATCAGCAATTGCAAATGGTGCGGCAGTATCATATTGAGAACCTAAATATACACTTTTTGCATTTTGAATATTTTTTCCTGGGAACATATTAATATCATAGATATATAATCTATTTTGAGCCGCATTTGTTCCTGGAATTCCGGATACTGGAACAACAGTTCTAACTCTTGCTGTACCCATAGGTTCTCCAGCCGGAGTAGTATTACTAGTATAATAATTTTGTGCATTTGTGATAAACTGCTTGGCAGTATCATAAAAAGTTATATATCTGGTTGTTGAAAAATCAAATATACCACCAATTTCATTAATATTTAAATAGCTACCATAATTAGTATTAATTGAAATATTGGCTGTAGCAGTATCAGTGCCCTGTTTATCTGTCAAATAATAATTTGTATATGTTTTTGTTCTATAACCAGAAATATAAGCTTCACCAGGATCCACAACTATTGTAAATGTATTAGCTTGTGCCGATGAATTTATAGAACCATCATTATTAACTATTACTGGTGTTACTGATGTGGTAATATTAAATGGATCTGTTACGAAATTTCCACTAGTCTCATAAGTTCTTTGCGCAAGAGCATTTCCTAAAGCACTATAAGAAGTTTGTTGATTTTGAAGATAAGGATTTCCATTAGAAAACGCGGTAATGGGAAAAAAGGCGCTATTTCCAGTAGCACTTGACGTATTGATAACGACCAATCCTGGAGTTAATTGCAATCTATCGGCGCCTGGTGCAAGTGAATTATAAGTTCCTGTGGCGTTATCAAGTAATGATGGATCAATGTTGCTGTTTATTAAAGCTTCAGTAGTACTAAATCCTACTGATACTTGATCCGGGGTATTAGAATATTGACTAATTACGGTTACTTCTGGAGCTACATATAAAAAATAACCTTTTTGATATATAATTCCTTCTGATATTCCAAAAGCATACCCAAATCCAGTCGGATTACTACTTCCTGAATTAGCACTACTAGCTACAGTTACTTTAGCTAAATAATTTTGTGCTATTAAATGCTGTGGCGTTGAATATGTGACGGCTGAAATATTTGCACTAGTAGAAAGAGTTTTTACTGTAACATATGGAGCTATACTATATCCAGATCCAGCTTCAGTCATTACAACATTAATAATACTACCATTATTATTTGTAATAACATTGGCAGACGCCCCACCGCCAATTATATTATTAATATTAACATCAACGACGTGTGTAGCTCCGTTGTAAATACTAATTGGAGATGATGTGCTAAATGTCCAATTATTGTTTCCAGTAAGATTAGTATTTGCTAAATCTGTACTATTTGGACACAATTTTAAAACAAGAGAACCAGAAATAGCTGTCGTATTAACTTCAGTAATTACGGCCTGAGCCGGTAAACTTGTGCTGTTGATTGTATAACCCGCACTAATTTGTGCCGCTAAAACAGTATTAGTTCCATATGCGCTGTTTGAAATGACTATTGCTGGCATAAAGACTGTTGAATCAGCATTTGTAAATCCTGTTCCAACACCAGCGGTTGTAAGATTCACTTTATATATACTATTATTTGAATTATAAAGTGTTAATGTATCACCGGGATTATATGCAGTTTGAGTTCCTGTATTACCAGAATTTAAGTAACGAACAAATAATGTATTAAGATTTGGAGCTTGTGATACATACCCAGAATTTGCCTGTAATACATAAGAGACTAAATTAGAATATCCTGAACCCGAACCTACGGCATATAATCCGACATAATTTGCGGGTGAAACCGATGTGCCATCTGATTGTAAATCTTCTAATTTTATATATGGATAATTTGGATAATATTGAAAATTACATCCACTAATAATCGTTCCTTTGGTAAAAATATTATCACCAAATTGTTCAATTTGATTTTGAAGTATAGATTGTAAAACGTTGAGTTCTCGTGTTTGAAGAGCTACACCCGGCTTGAAGAGAACTTGATAGTAATCTTTGGAAATATTAAAATCATCAAAATATGGAGATACAGAAAGATTTGTTGATATTGGCATACTAATCCTCTAGAACGAAAATAGAAGTTTTACAGTTTCAGACTGTGTATTAGACCTAGCAATTGCATTAAAATTCTCAATGTATATCACATCGCCGCTTTCTGGAATAAGATCAGGATTGTTTATTGTATTTATATTAAAAATTGTGCCGCTATTTCCAATAATATTACCAGTAGTTATAGGTCCTAATTTAGAAGTTAAATATACAATAGTTCCTGTGGAATTATTTGAATGAAAAACGGCAGTTGATGTTCCTTGTGTAACAGTTTCATTGGTATTAAAAGTAATTCCACTTGTATATGTTCCATTATATGAATATAATTGATTAAATGTTTTAAATCCCTTTACTACACCATTATTTTGAATACCGGTGATTTGTGCTGTAGTTCCGGAAGAAGAACCTGTAACTAATGCTGTATTAGAAATTACAAAAGTTCCTGTAGCATTTGTTATTTGTAAATTAGAGTTAAAAACTGCTGAAGTTACTATTCCACTAGAATTAATATTTCCTATTGATTGTGTTACAGTTTCTCCTACATTAAAATTTCCAGTTTGAGAACTAACATTAAAAACAACATTAGAAAATAAAGGATTACTGAGTATTCCAACAGATTGATATTGATTTACTGCTGGAATAGTATTACTTTCAGAATTTGCAAAAGTCACACTTATACATACAGTATTGCTGTATAATTCAGAGGCAACATTGGCGCCATGCCCTCTTTTGGGACTTCCTATTACTCTAAGAGTGGCTACATTTGATATAGATGAAGAATAACCACCATATACATAAACATTGGCTGTAGCTGAATATACATTAATTCCTGTATTAAGAATTTGCACTCCATATATACTATTGCCAGATCCAGGAGTTGAATTTACTAAAGCCATGGCTGCGGCATTTGTCACGTAATCTCCATTGCTATATATATTGACCGCTGGAGCAATCATATACGTTGACGTTCCATCTGGAGTTATAGCAAAATTTGATGCTAAATTAATATATGTTCCGGTTGCATATGTAAGATGTGAAGTAATTGTACTATATTGGCCTTGACCAGTGCCTCCCGTTATATAAAAATAACAGCCATTATATAAATTTGGTTGAGTCGATGCTCCAATATCTAAATGAACTCGAGGAGTTAATGTATTATTAAATCCACCAATTCCACTAGTAGTTCCACTTAATATACCAGAATAATAATTTATATATCCTTGACCGGTATAAGGAACAATGTTATTATTAGAATCTACAGGAGCAATAACATCGATAGTACCAGAAACAGCATTTGAAGTTACATTTGAATCAGGAACTACTGGAATATAAAGATTTGTAGCAAACTTATTATATAAAGAAGAAGGAAAACTATACATATACTTCCATTGATAACCATCTGCTGTTTGAAAGAAATTATCTATAGCAGACGTATCGTTATAATTTGGAGCATATGTTGATGGTGTTTCACCATTGTTGTTAAGACATTTAAATACATAATAATATGTTGATGGAACATTATCTGTAGTATATACATAAAAATTTTCATTAGATAAATTTGGATTGGCGTCATCGTACATAGAATATGTTATTCCAGATTGCCACTGGACAGCAGGAATCATCAAAGAAACATCTGAAGAAGTTATTGATTTACCAAATAGCATATTATCATATGCATTAAATAAAAGAGTGGACGGATTATCATAATATTGCGGAACTACTCCAGCCGCCCAAGAACTCGATTGTCCTGCAAATATATAATATCCAGAAGTAGTTGTTTGATATGTATTTACAATTGCTGTAGAAGTAGAACCAGTAAATGCAGCAGACATAGTAATATTACTTGATCCTACCGCAACAACAGTTGTTCCAGTAGGAATACCAGTAACATTTGCTGTTATTATTTGACCTACTGAAATTCCAGAATTACTTGTTATTGACGAAATATTTGCATCATTATTGTTTACTGTACCGGTTATTGAAGCCGATAACACATTTAAAACGGGACTAAAAGAATTTACAAAAGAAATTGCGTTCTTTAATCTATAATCGTTGGGTATTAATTGAGTCGTCGTCATATTTTATCCTATAATCAACTAGATTGTACTATTTGTATAGTACTAGTTATATTTAATGGAGTAGATATATATTCTTTTTTTACTACAGCACCATATAAAGCAGTTCCCGCAGTATGAACTACTTGTTTAACCATATCATAATATTTATCAACGGACTGAGAAGACTTTATTTCATAAGAAAAGTTTTGATAAAAATACCCATCTTGAATATACTTGTCGGCCGATAAAAATCCTTTTGTGGTGTCATAATATCCTGTGCCATATCCTTGTTTACCTAGAATTGCTATTGCATTTCCCGATGCTAAAGAATTTGTTTGAGATTGAAAAATCAAACTGCTATTATTAATATATCCAATACCAGAATCAATAACCGATAAACTAGTAACAACACCATTAGATGATATTACATTAGCTGATATGTTTGCATTATCTCCAGAATAATTAGCTAAGGTATTTGCAGTAATTAATGTAATATTGGCAGAAGCACTACTAGTACTGCCAATTAGTCTCATTGCAGTATTAGAACCACTAACTTGAAATCCGGACGAAATTGACATTCTTTTTACTGACATTGTCGTCGATGTCAAAGAATTAATTCTACCAATAGCATTTGAAGAATTGACATTTTGCGTTACTATTTCACCATTAGAAAATGTACCATTAATATTATCAATCGTAAAATAATAATCTTGATATTGTAAATCTGCTACTCCGGGTTGATATATTTCAATAAAAGGAGAATAATTATAATTATTTCCCGGATTTGTAATCGTTATATTTGGTATTTCGCCAAGATTTATTGTTTGAGTGGTAAAAATAGAAGCCAGTGTGCCATTAGCCAAATTTGCTGTTGGTTTAGCGGGAAATCCATATGCAGTACCAGGGTTCCCAGATAATGTAATAGAAAGATATGATTCATTTCCAACATTATTTCCACCTATAATATCAGTATATGCGGTTATTGTATCTGTGGTGTTATTACCAATAGTACCTAATAATATACTTGCGCCATTTCCACTTGAAAAGCCAATAAGATTGGCGCTTACATTTTGTGCTGGTGTATATGAAAGTATACTTGTTGCTGAATTAGCAATATTAGTTGCTGTAAAAGACATTTTAGCGCCTGAAATACTTCCAATAATGGGATAACTAATATTTGGACTTCCATAAAAAATACTAGCAAAAAAATTAGTCGTAAATTTATTAGTAATTTTACCATATAATATATTTGCCGTGCCGTTGGTTTGATATACTGGTTCACCGGGAATAAATCCGGTAGTGACTGATCCGGCAATATTACTGAATCTAGTCAAATATGAAGTAAGAGCAGAGTTGCTTCCTGTAGTTGTAGTAAATGTACCACTTAATGGTTGTACTATTAATGCTGTACTAGTAGAATCTTTTCCTATAATAATACCAGTAGCAATATTTGCAGTACCATTTGTTTGATATACTACTTCGCCGGTATACCATGTATTTCCAGTAGCTAAAGTTATTGTTCCAGGATATATTACACCAATAGTATTATATCCTATAATTGGATTTGTATTGGTTAATGGTGCACTTAATCCGATAATACCAATATTTGTATTAAAAGATGATACTAAAGCAAAAGCTCCACTCGTTTGTCCTATAATAAGATTACTACTAGAAAAATAAGAGTTATAAACATTAGATACTGATAGTGTAACATTTGAGCCTGATTGTGAAAAAGCAGTAAGAACGCCACTTGCATTTCCATCTTGTGATAATAATGTTTCGCCTATACTAAATTTGCCCGATAATCCATTAGCAAATACTGTGACATTACTCGAATAAGCAAATGCATTAGCATATACATTGGCCACCGAAGAATTGGTGCTATTATAAATTACTATATTGGCGAATTTTGATATAGCATTTTGACTTGTGGGTAAAGTGCTTTGAACGTTTGATAAGTATAATACTGTATTAGATATTAATAGTTGTGGAGGAAGAATAGTAGTACTATTGCTATATCCCCAACCACCATCATTAAAAGTAAATGATACTGTTCCATTTACTTTTGCCGTCGACGTAACTCTAGCTGTTCCTTCTATACCGTATGAAGATAATAAATTAACTATATCTCCAACATTAAACCCGCTTCCGCCATTAGTTATTATAAGATTTGAAAGAGACCCAACTACAATCGGAGCATTGGTTATATTATTGTTTACACTTAATACTTCGCCGGTTATAAATGATTTTTCTGATGCATTTGTCAAATAAAACAAATTGACTAATTTTGATCCTGAAGGTCTGGTAATAATTCTATCAACATAAGCTGTGGCGCCGGAAGTAACTCCCGTAACAGTTTGACCAACATAACTAGAAAGTATTGGAGAATTACTAACTTCTAAATATTGTGGTATAGTCCATATGCCATCTGATGGTTTTAGTATATCATTTCCGGGAATATAGAGATCAATATCTTCAGCAAATACTAATTGAAACAACAATTTAATTGCTCGACTTGTTCCTTTTGCTCTATATAAATCTAATATTCTTTTTACTGCTAATTTAGGATCTGCTAAAATATCATATTGAATTCCTTGCAAATAGGTATTAGTAAAATACACTATAAATTCATTTAATGTATTATCAATATCAATATAACTTAAAAGATTTCTAGTTTGATATGTAGGATTGCCTAAAGTAATAATATCTGAAACAGCGGCTACGTTAGCAACAGCCAATGATGTTGCGCCATTAAGAGAAAGATTGCTTGTAAATGTTCCAGTAAAATTATTAATAGTCAATGTGCTGCCAGAAACACCTATTAAAGTTCCTGTAGCTACATTTGTAGAATTTAATGCTTGATAAACAATTTCACCATTTGAAAAGTTCTTTGTAGAATCATATAATGTTAAGTTAATAACGCCATAAGATTGTTCAAGCCATTCATAATAAGCTTGAACAAAGGCTATGAATAATGGGCCGTCTTCATTATAAAATGCCGGGAATTGATTTTGTATAAGATTGGAAACGGTTTGTTCTTGACTCATTATTGTCTTACTATTTGAACCGATACATTGATTTCATCATTTGGTATTTCATAAATTATATGTTGAGATACTGAAGTATCTTTTGTAGCAGGAATAATATAAAATCTAATAGAATCTCCAAAATATTCTGAAGTATAAAAATTTATCAAATTAATAGTTCCAGTAGAATAGTCTATATTTCCTACTCCAGAACTTACTATAGAAGTATGATAACCATTAGCATTAGTTTCAACTATACGAAGATTTCCTAAACCATCATCTTCAATATTAGATATAATTCCATTATATAAGAATTGTGTACTACTAACAGCATGTTTATTTGGGGCGGGGTGTATTAATGGCTCTGGAGGAAATGTATTATCTACAGCCATATTAAAATTAATTTGATAATTTTGAGAAATTGTTGTAGATGGAATTAATTTCTTCATGACTGTATAATCAGTTTCATTGCTTATTATACTAGGATGAGCAGCATCAATTGCTTCTACAAGTCTAGAATATAAAAGAGATGATCCAAAATTATCTAGATTTTGCATACCATAACTTTGAATTGCTGATGTAACAAATGCTGATATATCGGATGGTTGAAGTATTGTTTGATTAATATTATATTTAACTGTTGTGGTTATACTTGCATATGTGTAATCTGGTTCAACAAACACATGATCTATAGCCAAAGGAGAACGAGTCGATAAAAATGCATTATATTCTGTGATTTTATTGGTGGGAATTATATCAAAGTTAAAAAGTTTTAAAGCAATGAATACTTTTCCATATTGTGGTGGAGTTACATCTTCTCCTCCATATACAGAAATAGCTTCGATTTCAGGATATTGAACAGTCAATAATGTTTTATAATCATTGGTTGTTACTGCTCTTTCTTGTGTTGCATAATATCTAGGAGCATTATATCGAATAGTATTAATGTCCTCAGCAATATCACCTCCAGTGGCTGAAGATACAGTAGTGACAGATATATTTGAAGAACCACCTATAGTACCGTTTGGAGTAAATACAGAAATTCCATTTGGAAGCTGACCATTAGTTACTAGATATGTTGTTACAACAACCGAGTTATCTGCTGGTCTTCTACCTACTATATTATCACCAAATATAATCTCATATTGACTATTTTCTGATCCTTGAAGAAAATATACAGTAGAAGATTCTGTTAAATCTAATAAAGATGTAGATAAAAAATATGGAATAACATTTGCACCATTATTTTCTACACTTACAACAGTCAACGAAGTTGTATCAATTGTTGGATTAGATAAAATAAATCTTTGGTTATCTGTATTTGATATTGGATTAACAACAAAAGTATCTGTAATGGAAGTTCCTTCATATATTTCTACATTGCTGGCATAAAAATTGCCATCAGTATTAGCTCCAATAACTATATTTTGATTTGTGGAAAAAGTATAATTATTAGATCCGGCTTTACCTGTAAAAGAAGTTCCGGCCGGAATCGTAAGAATAATTGGATTATTTGGAACATTAGATACAACAAGATTTATTACACCATAAGAGGATTTAAATGATCTTGGAGTATAATTAAGCTCTTTGGCCCTTAGTACAACAGAATCCCTTAATTGTGCTGTATCTAAAAACATTTCAGAACCAATCATGTTCATATAAAATGCATTAAGATATGTATTATATGAAAGAATATCTAACAAAACACTAATATTACTGGCGTCAAAATTATAATCTTTGAATTGAGTCTGCGATTGAAGATACGTCTTCAATGAATTTTTGTAATCAGCAAAGTCTAATGATGTCAGTGATATACTAGAAGGGGTCATTAACGAACTCTATAAAGTATTGTTGAAAGTGTAATCGGCGTCGTTATATTTATAACATAAAAAGTAATAGTTATAGCATATGCATTTTCATCGATATATGGAGTTACTACGACACTAATTAATTTTACTCTAGGTTCATAGTTTTCTATAGTATTTGTTATTTCAAGCTGTATATTAGTTTGAGTAACGGGAGTTATTGGTTCAAAGAGATAATTTCTAAGATTACAACCAAATGTTGGAGAAAATGGTCTTTCATATTTATTGGTATGTATTAAATTTAAAATAGCCTGTTTGACTGATTCTTCATTTTTTTTAATAACTAAATCATGAAGTTCAGGATGTACAACAAAGTTATCAAAAAAATCACTGTATAATAATGGCTGTGCTGATAAAGGCGTAAATTTATCTTGATTAAATGTTTGAGCCATTTTATGTTCCTGCAATCGTTATAGGCGGTATATTGAGAGTTATACTTGCATTACTATTAGAACTTGTTGCCTTACTTGACATAACAATTGAATTAACATTATAATTTACATTAAAAGTAGCGGGTGAACTTCCAAGATACGGAGCAGATATAGCTACAGCATTACCAAGTACATTTGTCACATAACAACCATTAGCAAATCCGGGTTGTGTTGATGTCAATGTCATACCAATAACAATATTACTATCTGGCGCAGATAAAGTTAAAACTGAAGCTCCTGTAGTATAAATTTGCAATCCAACTGTAGCCGAAAATGAACACGGCACAGTATTTATACTTAAAACCGTTGTGTTTATTGGAATAGAATTGTCCGATGCAATTATTGTTTGTCCGACGGTAATAATAGCATTAGCTGGATAATTCTTTACATAATTATTGCCGGAAGTGACTGTTGCAGTAAATGGAGCTCCGGATATATTAGTATTTGCTATATAATCTGTAATACTAGAATTAAAAGTATCTCCTATAGCCGTATATGAAGCAACAAAATTAGTTCCATTTGACGTATCCAATAGTGGTATATTATTTCCAGCTATTGAAGATACTATTGATTGACTTTGTTGAACTCTTTGTAAAGCAGGACCTATTGCGCCATTTACTATATTCTGAGCAGATTGTATATTTGAATTTATATTAGAAATGGTAGAAGATACATTACTTACAGAACCGCTAATGCCACCTGTAACTTGATTTTCTAAATTATTATTAGAACTAAGAAGTCCTCTTTCTAATCTAGGTATGGCATTTTGTACAGCAGAGGCCAATTGCTCTATAGATATTCCCAATTGAACAAGTTGCATAGCATATTTTATTTGAGCCTGTAATTGTGGAAATATTGGACCAAGAATCAATTTTGGTATCCAACTTATTATTGCAAAAGGATCTGTGGGTAAACTTAATATCGGCAAATAACTTTTAATTATTTGCAATTCTCTTTGTTCAATATCACTTACTAAATCTTGTACTGATTGTAAATTTTCATGAATTAAGTATTTTAATGATTCTGCATCTTGAGTAAAATTTATCTGTTGCACCAATGAATTGATGTGTAAAGTATTAACTATTTTTGATCCTGATAATACACTCATTTTTAATGCCGCTAATTTATATTAACGATTATACCATCTACAACATGAACTGTTTGACCAGTAGGTGTAGAAAATGTACCAGAAGCACCAACACTCGTTCCTATTGCTCCAGGACTATTTAAACCCGCGCCGGCCACATAAGTTCCACCCGGTGCACTTAATTTTATATTATTGTTTCCAACTATATTAGTATTACCTCCAGATTGAACATTATAACTTCCGGACACATAAATTGTTTTATCTTTTACAACTATATCAAAATCATTACCAATAACTTTAGTGACTTGCTGTCCTGTATGATCTATTTCAATATAATTTCCAACTTTATGATATATTCTTATTCTTTCATTAGATGGAGTGTCGTCTAGTTCTATTACATGCCCAGATTGAGTTTGCCTTACATTATTATATGGATATTTTGCGGCGTACGGAGACGCTGGTTCTGGACCTACTTGATTAACAGTTATTGTATTTTTTCCACGAGCCAGATTTGAAACATCATTTGTATTTTGAGTACCATCTGGAAGTTTAGCATATGAACCCCAGATTAAAGGTAGTTGCTTTTCATGCCCGTCTAAATAAAAGCCAAACACGTGAGAACCCACTAAAAGTCCAGTAGGAGATTCTCCCACTTGATTATATGCCGCTGATGTTATTGATTGTATTGGAGTAGCCCATAATAATTCATCAGTTGTTATAGATGGATGGTCATTTTCATTAATAACTCTAATTTGTACACGACCGAGTTGCTGTGGATCATTTACATTTTCTACAATGGCGATAAACCACCTTAGTCCTTCTTCTCCTAATCTTTGAGTTGTCATTATGAAAAATCCTCTTGGAAACCTTTTATAAGTTCCATAGAACAAGTATAAGATTTTGGATTTGGCACATTATTTAATATAATGTGTCTTAATTTAGATATCAAATAATTACCAGCATATAATCTATTATCATAAGGAGCTCCAGTAGAACCTTGAGAGCTAGGAACGTTAACGGTTATAATATCACCCGCAGTCAATGCCGGATCACCATTAACATACATTCTGTATATGTTTTGTCCCATTTTTGTTACAAATGCTCGTCTAAATCCCAACATACTATCTATAAAATTTTCAGGAAGATCGCTGGAATGTGGTATTAATAATGCCGTTGATATAGTGTTACCATATTTGTTATTATAAGATAAAGTATTAAGGGATAATGGTTTAGGCGAAGCATATTTAAAATTTTGTTCTTGTTCTGAATTTACATATTGAGTTGTACTCACTTTGCCGGTCAATAGATCAAACCGTTTTACAGTATTATTTAATGCGCCTTGAGCTAATTTTTTGGTGTTATCTGTTTGAGACATTTGTAATAATGATATGATGCTACGAGTATTCATATTTTTAGCATCAGTTTGTTGTGTAGTATCATAAAAGAATACTTTATCACCAGTGTTATTTTGTAATTGATTTAAAAGATATTCAATCGTACAAAAATTAAATCCTCTTTTATTTTCAAAAAATACATATGATGATGAATTATAATTTTGAGAAACCGCTCGTTTTCTTACCATGTCAATAGCCTGAAATGGCCTAAGCCGACTAAACATAAGACTTTGAACCCCTTTGGTCGGTTCAGCTATATTGATATTTTTTTGTGTATTGAGATATTGATTACACAAAGCTCTTATCAAATCTTCGGTATTTCCCGTCATTTTGTGTGTAATAAATTGATTGGAATTTGTAATAAATTCTTCACTGACACACCTTAACAAATAAGTTCTAAATTTACTTTGAGGCGAAATTTTTTGATCTTCTATAGATTTTACATGAAATTTATATGAATTTGTAAGATCGTTTCCTGGTTGTGAAAATTCTATTTCTATTAATTCTTCACCTATAATTGGAAATTGTGTTAAAATATCTACAGCATCAGTTATATTAAAATCCGCGCGTATAACAGGAAACATTATATCTTCATAAATACTGATTTGTGTGACTTGATTTATTAAATTGAAACTTTTATTACTGTTGGATAATGATGTCAATGTAATTGAATTAATATCAATGCCATCTGATTTTGCATATGAAGCATTTATTGCTGTCATGTTATACCGTTGTCAATAATAAATTCTTGAGTTCTTTTGTAGCTTGAGCCGCAAAATTATTATCAAGTAATTGAATGTTTTTATTAAAAGCATTTTTTTCCACTTCATATTGATATGCTGTTACAATTGTCCAATATGAAAATTCTGCTTGTGGAATATTTTGACTAAGAGTGGTCACAGATGTAACTAATGTACTTGCACCTGAAGTAAGACCAGTTATATATCCAGCTAATCCGCCAATAGTTGATATTCCATTTACAACCTGACCAGATATATGCTGAATTATTATAAAGTCACTATTAACAGATACTATAGTTCCAATTGTATATCCGTTTTGAGATACTTGTTCACCGACAATAAATGCTGAAGTTGTACTTACATTTGGTGCAAGTAAATCATATCCCTCTTCAGTTTCAAGAGTATATACTCCATCTTCTGTTAATAATTCTGTTCCATTAACTATATTTAGCTGCTGTACTTGATTTGTGGTTGAAATCCAATCTTCTTGTTTACGAACATATGCATATATGTTATTATTATTATCTATTTGAGGCGCCCAATACTTTTGTAAATTTTCAGTTGCACTCACTGGCAAAGCAGCATATGCCGCTGGAGATATTATAGAATCATCAGATATCCAGTTTGTTGTAAAATATAATATAGTAGATTGTGCATTAGATATACTTCCATATTTTTGAGCTATCAAAGAATTTAGATCAGAATCAGAAAGAGGATAATCATAATAAGGATCAATTATTTTATTTGAAAGATTAATAAGCCAAATATAATCAGGATTAGAATAATAGTTATAAGAAAGATGCTCTGGCTTCATTCCTTCTGGAATAACATATGTATAAAAAGCAGATTTATTTGTAAGAGCCAATTTTGACATATTGACTCGTGCAAATATATTCACTGCGGAAGTATTTGAATAATTTATTACAGGAAATTTTTTAAAAAACTGAGTCATTAACCACCTCCCGTCGATGGTGGTGGTGAAGTACCGGTAATAAAACTAGCTGCGCCTTGAACCAAAGCACCTGCTAAATTTCCAATTTTACCGAGAGCATCAGTATTACCAATTAAAGCTCCACCATAAGCTGGAGGTAATCTATATTCCATTTCTTCTAATACTAACGATAGTCTAATCATTACGGGTGCTTGTGTAGCAGAATAAAATGATGGAGCATCTCCCATTGGAGAATAACTTACATTGACTGCTTTTATAACACACCATTGAAAAGTTGTCATAAAATCTTGAGCGGTTTGTGGATTAATATATGGTTTTACGAGTGATGGATAATTAAATAAAAGACTTGTACCACCAGAAGAATATGTAGGTAAATGCGCAGCTTTAATTTGGTTAATAATTTGTTTTAAAGTATTACTTTCATCCGAAGTTTTTGGCGCAAATAACCAATTAAACGTAAAAGTTCTAAAATCTAATCCACTAAAAATCATAGCTGTAGCAGGATTTAAAGCAAGACCTGTGCCTACACTAACAGTTTGAACAACATCATTCAGACCTGTTGCATTTCCAACCGTTCCAAGCGCAAAAGCGGCAACGTCTCCAGTAACAGATACAATATTGTTAGATACCTTATTATCTGCATTAAGTACATTTTGTAATACATTTCCCGCTAAACCTAGATCGGTCGATGACCATCTTGGAGATGTCTCATCAATTAATCCACCGCCGTCCGGTAAAGGAAGAGTTATTTTAAATGTAGCGTTTATTGCTGTATTTGAAAATGGATCGGGCCTATTATAATCTCCAAACTGTAATGTCATATAATAAGGAGGCATATCCGGTGGATAACTTAAATCCGGATCTGTACCATTAGTAGTATTTTGTGTTCCTGGAATCTGAGTTTCTGGATTAGACTGAATTTGACTAGCCAAATTTCTATTTGCAAGAGCACTAGATGATATTCTGGTAGGAGAACCAGAAGTAAAGAAAGAACTTGATCCGGATATCAAAGTATCAAGTTCAGAAGCAATAATGTCTCCAGCCGAAGATGAAGTTATTCCAGTAGATGCTAAAACAGATGCTAAAGCAGATGTTATACTTCCGGCGCCGCCTAAAGCCCCATTCACATTATTCAAAATATTATTTACTGCACCGGTGGCGGTCTGTGTTATATTACTGACAACAGTTTGATTTACTGATTGAACATATGGATTATTTGTTATATTTGAAAGGAGTGAACCCATTTCTTTTCCTATAAGTAAAAAGTCATTAATTATTTATAGAGATAATATGAAGGGTAAATTTCGTCCAAAAAATCCTCAAAAATATATGGGAAATCCCACAAATATAATTTTTAGAAGTAAGTGGGAAGCCGATTTCATGAGATATTTAGATATGAATGAAGACGTCCTTGCCTGGGGGTCAGAAGAATTAGTTATTCCATATAAATCACCAATAGATGGTAGATATCATAGATATTTTCCAGATATGATTATAAAAAATAAAAAGAATGAAGTAATTGTAGTTGAAATTAAACCCTATAAACAAACGCTCCAGCCTTCTATACCAAAAATGAAGACTAGAGCGTTTTTAAATGAAGCCGCAACATATGCTGTAAATCAAGCAAAATGGAAAGCAGCAGAAGAATACTGTAAAGATAGAAAATGGAGATTTCAAATTATTACTGAAAATGAAATCTATAGAAAATAGTTATTTTTATTTAGCTACTGAATTTGCAGAATTTGGAACTGAAGAAGGAACATGAGTAATACTGGCCGTAACTAAAGCAATTATAGCCTGAAGCATTGTAGAACCTAAATTTTTAACCCAATCTAATTCTTGAACTACGGCAAGATTTAAAATTGCGGTTTCAATATCTGCAATATTTCCGGTAGAAATTTCAGGAAGAACTTGAAGAACAAAGTTTCTTAAAATTATATATTGAGAAGGTAAAGTAGAATTTAGAATAGCTTTAAAATCATCCCAAAGAATTTCTGCTTCACCCACGACAAAATGTTCTGCATCAACCCAAATAGTCTTTAAATCATTTTCGATTGTCTGTAGTAAATTGCTCATTATATTTTCCTTTGATAAATAGAATAGCCATAATACTATTCAAGTTATTTATAAAAGGAGATATACTATAGCTGTTCAGTTATTTGATCAGATATTAGCACAAGGTCTTAGAGCGGGTCAAGTTCCTGGTAGAACACAGGAAGCTCGTAATTGGTATCGCGATACTGCATTAAAAGTTAAAAACATAAATGAAGGAAAACTTCTTCGTTCACGAGAAGCATTAGTGAATAGAATAGAAGTTGGAAAGATGTATCTATTTTCATATGATCCAAAATTAAAAAAAGAACTACCATATTATGATAGATTTCCTTTAATATTTCCATTTAAAAAAGTACCAAATGGATTTTTAGGAATAAATCTACACTATTTACCATATATTTTAAGAGCAAAATTGATGGATCTTTTATATCCTAAAGTAAATGATCCTAAACTAAGTGATGCCGCAAGATTAAAAATAAGCTATAATATATTGAATGCTGCTGCAACAAATAAATATATAAAACCTTGCATAAAAATGTATCTTAATAATCATGTGCGGTCTAAATTTATTATGATAGTGCCGACAGAATGGGATATTGCGCTTTGGCTTCCAGTAGAAAATTTTGCAAAGGCTTCAAACCAAAAGGTCTGGGCAGATAGCAGAAAAATGATAGGTAAATAAATGGCGTTAAATGGATTTAATATTGCCGAATTTAAAGCCAATGCTTTAAGAAATGGCTTACTTAAGGACAATCTATATCTGGTAAACTTTCAACAATCTGGATTTTTATCAAATAGCTTAATGTTTTTTACTGAAAATGTATCTATACCAGCAACAGATTTAGATACACAAATGATAAGAAGATATGGCTATGGTCCTATAGAAAATGTTCCATTTCGTCCTGTTTTTCAACCATTACGAATGACATTTATAGTAGAAGCTTCTCAACAAAACGTACTCATTAATGTTTTAAAAAATATATCTGCTACAACATCATTCATGAATTATAATAATATGAGCACTCAGGGTGAAACTTTGTTGGGCGGAAGAACAACAGCATATCCTTATGAGGTAGCATATAAAGGTGATTTAGAATTTGATCTTACTGTATATGTTTACAATGATCATCAAGATACAATAATGACTTATACATTTAAACAATGTTATGCTAAACAGGTTGGTGATATTTCTCTCGGTTGGGCGACAAATGATCAATATATGAAAGTAGACGTTGTTTTTATGTATACAGATTACAGTATTAATTCTGAAACAACTACTCAAATCGACGACTTGAGTAGTTTAAGTAATATACAATCTCAATTAGGATTTTCATCACCTTCACAAACTATAAGCGCACTACAATATCCGGTGGGAGTTTCAGATGCTATTAATTTAGCAAATGCTAGAACTTTAGTTGGACTTCAAAATAACCCGGCTGGAAATTATGTTTCACCTTCAAATAGTTCTTTAACAAATCAAATACAATTATAAATCATAATTTGAATAATATAATAGGAGTTTATTATGCCATTACCTAAATTAAAAGTACCTCTTTTCGATGTGACTATACCATCTACAAATAAAGACGCTAAATACAGACCTTTTCTTGTAAAAGAAGAAAAAATTCTTTTAATTGCTCAACAGGGTGGCACAAAAAAAGAAATGATTAATGCCCTAAAACAAGTCATTAATAATTGTATGACTTTGATTGATGGAACAGATGTTGATGTAGACTCATTAACAACATTTGATTTAGAATATCTTTTTTTAAAGATAAGATCAAAATCTGTTGATAATGTCGTAGAATTAAAATACATTGATCATGAAGATGAAAAAACTTATGAATTTAAAGTATCTTTGGACGATATAGAAATTCAACATACTCCAGAACATACAAATAAAATTAAAATAGATAATGACGTTGGAATTATTATGAAATATCCCACGGCAACAATGATAGATAATGTTCCTGAAGATATTAGTGATGCTGATATGTCTGTGTATATGATCAAAGAATGCCTTGATAAAATTTATGATGCTGAAGAAGTTTATCTTGCAAAAGAATGTAATAAACAAGAATTAGAAGAATTTGTCGATTCATTAAATGTAAAAACATTTGAAAATATTCAAAAATTCTTTGAAACTATGCCTAGACTATATCATAAGATTGAATATACTAATTCAAAAGGAACGGCTCGAACAATTGAGTTGACTACGTTAGATGATTTTTTTACATTGGCCTAGTTCACAATGATTTAAATAATTATTATTCTACATTATTTTCTATGGTTCATCATCATCATTATTCCATAGACGAATTGGAAAATTTGATTCCTTTTGAAAGAGATTTATATGTCGGTATGATTAAAGATATTATAGAAGAAGAAAATAGAGTTAATTAAATGGCATTTTTACTACCATTATTAGAAGGTGGCGCGGCGATCGGTGCAGAAGCAGGGGCTGTCGGTGAAGCGGGGGCTGCCGCTGAAGGCACTGCTGCTAAAGGTGCTATAAAAGATATAAAAAAATTAGAAAAAGATACAAATGAAAAAACAGATAAATTAGAAAAAACTACAAAAAAAGTAAAACAGTCTGATACATATAATCCTTTAGAACAAGCAATATTAAAACAAGAAGGTATTAAACCGCGCGGCTTTTGGTTTGCTCGTGATAATGAAATGGTCAAAAAAGAAGAGATTACAAGAACTTTAGAATCAAATCCTACTATAATAATTGTCAAAAAATTAGATATTATTGATAATAAAATAACAACGCTTATTGATATATCTAAAAATGTTTTAAAAAATACAACAGAACAATTGGATTTTTTAAAACGAACTGTTGAAGATATGGAAATTGAAAAAGAAGAAGCTTCTCTTAAAGGTAAAAAAAATAATCGTGATGTAGAACCCGTTGACAATTCTGATAAAGAAAAAACCAAAATGAGTGGTTCTTTAATGTTATTGCTAGGCGCCGGCTTTTTATTATTTGCTAGATGGTTAGGTAATCTTAAAACCGCTTTTGGTGCTTGGATGGTAGTTAGTTTGAGTAAAATAGGAAAAACTATAGATAATGCTATAAAAAGTATTATAGGAGCTTTTAAAAAAAGATCAACTGTTCCTAAAAATATAGGTAAAGATGAAAAGGCTTTAATAAATTCTGAGGAAGAAGCAAAAGAAGCAAGAGCCGCATATGAAGAAGCAAAAAATCTTTCTAGTTCTAAAGGAAAATCTATAGTTAAAAAAACATTGAGTTTTGTTGAAAAGAAAACTCTTCAATTTTTCAAATTATTTAAACCTCTTCTAGAGAAAGGCAAATCTCTTTTAAAATTTTTAGGAAAATTTGTTGGTATAATTGGTACTCTATTGGTATTTTCAGATGCTATAATTGATTTTCTTAGTAATGGATTTAAATTAGATGATAAAGTTAAATCAGATTTTTTAAAAGCATTTGGAGCTCTTATAGGAGCAATTGTGGGTGAAGCTGGCGGGACCGCCATTGGTGCTTTTTTTGGATCAATAGTACCAATAATAGGAACAGCGATTGGAGGAGTTATCGGAGGATTAGTTGGTTCATTTGTGGGTGCAAATGTAGGAGAATACATAGCAAAAAAAGTTGGTGAATGGATATTTGATGGAAAAGATATAGGAGCTATACTAAAAGAATTTGTCGATGATACATTTAATTTTATAAAAACTCCTATATCAAATATAGGTTCTTTCTTTGGATTTGGTCCAAAAAAGAAAGATCCAGGAGCTACCGCTAGCAGCAAGCCTACTCCCACAACAACAAATGTTCCCAGACAAATGAATAATGCTCAAATGGCTGGAATTAAAGGACTAGGCGGAAATGGAAGCACTGCTGAAGCCATGAATTATTTAACCAAACAAGGATGGACCAAAGAGCAGGCCGCCGGAATAATAGGAAATCTACAGGTAGAAAGTGGAATAAATCTTAAAATAAATGCGCTTGGTGATAATGGCCGTGCATATGGAATTGCGCAATGGCATCCGGACAGACAAAATAAATTTTCACAATTATATAATAAAGATATTAGAGAATCTAATTTTAAAGAACAATTAGCATTTCTTAATTGGGAATTAAACAATAGTGAAAAAAGAGCGGGTAATATTATAAGAGGAGCGACCTCGGCGGCAGATGCGGCTGCTTTATTTGATATTCATTATGAAAGATCAAGTGGAACAGCAAGACAGCAAAGAATTGCAAATGCTGCGGCTATAATCGGTGGAAAAAACAATGGAATTCCAACATCTACATCATTTTCTACCGTAAATCCAGTATCTTTTGCTAAATCATTTAACGGCGGTGGAGGAAGTGGTGGTGGAGGTGGATCTACTGCTCAATCGAGTAGTGCGCCAAAAGCTTCAACTAATCCTTCGGCAGGAAAACAATCATTAACTAATCAACCTACACAAACTTCTCAAACTCCACTTACTCCAAGAAAACCAGTATCTCCGGGTATACAATATGGCATACCAAATCCAGTATACACAATGATAAAAGAAGATTGTGCTGCTGTATTTTTTAATTCTGGTGAACCGCTGTTTGGTGTTGCCGGATTAACCTAAAATGGCAAAATTAGAAAATGTCTCAAAAAAAATAAAAAATACTGACTATAGCCCATTAGAAATACAGATTTTAAGAAGTAAAGGTATTACCACAAAAGGTTGGTGGTTTTCAAAAAACAATAAAATGATAAAAAAAGATGAAATAGACAATACTATCAATACAAGTGGAATTCTTGTTGTAATAGATAAATTAGATTTAATTAATAAAAAAATTAATAAAACACGAAAAAATTTGTTTAAAGCCATGGATGCAAATGAAGAATCTATGGACTATGCTATACGAATATTTAATCTTAATAAACCTGAAAGTTCTCCAAAACCTGTTCCTAACAAACAAAAAAGAAAAAAGAAAAAATCTGATAATTTAGGTAATTTTTTACTTTTTGCTGGAATAGAATTATCAGTATTAATCCGTGGCGCTATAGGATGGGCAACTACTGGTATACAAAAAATATTTGACACATTAAAATCAGGATTTAGTAAGGTAATAGCTATACTATATGATGGCTTGTCCAGTTTTATGAACTTTATAGGACAAAAAGATGCTGCAAAAGAGTTTAGTGATAAAGCTAAAGCACTTAGATTACCGCCCGCGCCTTCTATACCCAAAACTAAAAAGAATGAAGTGGGTGCACCGTCTACTGGAGGTTCTGAAGTTTCTCCACAGAAAGAAGTAACACCAGAGCTTCAATCTACAAATGCTCAACTTGCAACTAACAAACCAAATGATATAATTTCATCAAGTCCAAGTCCGAGTATACAGTCTACTACCGGTGGAAGTGGAACTGGTGGTTCAGTCTCTCCAGCACCGCCTACTACCGGTGGAGGTGGAACTGGTGGTTCAGTCTCTCCAGCACCGCCTACTACCGGTGGAAGTGGAACTGGTGGTTCAGTCTCTCCAGCACCGCCTACTACCGGTGGAGGTGGGCCACCCGCTACTGGGGATAAAATACAAACAAATACGGGGAAAAAACCAAATAATGTAACTTTAGGCCCAAAAGCAGATATATCAAAAGTAGAACCCGAATTACTATCTAGATTTTATGCAGCCGCAGTAGAATATGGCAAACCATTAAAAATTGAAACAGGATATCGAGGAGACGAATATCAAGCAGAACTTTGGGTAAGAGCTAATATATTTCATGAACCGAGAATTTTTAGTCCAGCATCACCAAAAAACGATACTACAATTATATATAAAGGAAAAACTTTTACCGTCAAAGGTGGTGGTAAAGGAAGCGCCCATGCTTTAGGGCAAGCAATAGATGTGAGTCCGACTGCTCCACAAGGACAACAATCACCACTGGATCCATTTTTAAAGAAACATGGGCTGTGGAGACCTTTTATTAATGGCGTAGGCAGAACTAAAGCAGACGCTCCACACATTCAATATGCTGGTAAAATGGGAGCAGATATACAAGAAGGACAAAGATTTATGAATAATAAATCTTCCACTACTTCTGCGCCAAAAACAAATCCACCGACTTCTACTAATTCTAAAAATAATATAAATAATAATGGATATTCATTAGAACAGCATTTTGGCGTAAATGAACCGACATACACTTCACATAATCAAGGAACTTAAAATGAGTACAACAGATGTAACTCCTGCCGCGCCACCAAATTGGATAGCTAAAGTATTACAAGATGTTGATGGAAATCCATCTTCAAAACGAGTTATTGTATTAGGATCAATGGTATTTCTTTCAATATATGGTATTGCTAACATTTTTTATAATGTTAAAGTCGATCCCATGGTTATAGATGCCTTAAAATATACAATTATTACCGGCATTGGCGCTATTGGTGCAGAAAAATTTACCAATAGACCAAAATAAAAAAAGAGGGAGAGAATCTCCCTCTTGTATCTCAACGAAATGGTCGGGCTTATTTTGAGACGTTCGCCCGTATTTCGTCTGGTCCCGGTCGCTATCCGATCTCGCCTATAGCTACTCGTGGTATTTTAAGTCTCCACGACCGACGTCTCAATTATTCCGAAGCGAGCTTGCGAAAATATGCCATGTCATCGTCATCATCTTCAGTTTGCCAAGGAACGTCATCTTCCTCGACAACGGGAGACTTAGACCGAGATTCTCGCAATGGAATGGCCTCTGCGCGAGGAAGATCATCTTCATCTCGTCTATTGGCTGACTCTAGTCCTAATACCGCATAAAGCTTCTTCTTTAGAGTATCATAATCCTTAAAATTCTTGACATCAAGAAACTCTTGAAGAGGATATTCAGACTTCCAAATCTTTTCTAGTTCATCATCATCCTTTAATAAAGGACTCCTAGAATCAAATACGGACTTATCATAGTTTCGATAACCTTCAACATTTCGAATCTTAATCTTAAAGTTTGCGCCTTCCCAAAGATCAAATGGGTTTAAAGGATTTTCATCGGCAAATTGAGGATTCATTGCTTCATTAATCTTATCAAAAATCTTCTTACCATACTTAAAGATTTTTACCTTTCCTTCATTTTGAGGATTGGCTGGATCACTAATAACATAGATATTAGAAAAATAACTTAGCTTTCGCTTTTGATCTCTAGCCTGCTTACGCGCGGGAGAGTTATCATCTGTCGTAGAATTCCAAAGTTGTGAATTATATTCACTACAAGGATCTGGCTGATTAAGAGTTGTAAGTGAATTTTCAATATACCAAAGCCCTGTAGGACCCTTGAATCCATGATTCCATACTCGAACAAATGGCATATCTTCATTTGGAGGAGGCGGAAGGAATCTAATTACAGCATAACCATTTCCCGTCTTATCTACATCGGGATACCACATTCTTTCGTCTGTTGATGCTGGGGACTCATTGCTAGTGATCTTTTTAATTTGATCAGCAAGCTTATTTAGTTCATTTGTACGATTGCGCTTTAATGTTGCAAAATCTACCATGTATTTTCTCCATATATTTGTGTGTATTGTCCTGTATAAGCGGACATATTATTTATGCATTCTCATAGGATGCTTCAAAATGCTTTAAAGCAATTTTACGCATTTTAGAAATATCATAATCTAGAAATGAACGATACTTTTTAAAGATAATAAAAATATCTTTCCACAATGGATCGTCCTTCAATTTTTTATTCCATAGATCAAAATAATTTAAAAGATCATCTAATATAATGATGGTCTCTATTGATATCTTTTTTCTTAGAAATAACTTTAGCAGATGTGGATGCTGATTATTTTTAATATTAACATTATCGGAAATATTTGTCAATAGATTATTAAGGTCTTCTTGAAAATAATAACTAAGAGCTTGTCTTCTTTTATTCCATTCTATATATACTTTTTCGGTAGTAGAATTATTAATTAAATCACCTATCCAAATATTTGTTCCATTCTCTACAAAATTAGCAATAAGAAAATCTTTTGGATTTTTATGTTTGGCTAATTTAGCAAAGAAAAACTTATCTTTACGAATCTCAAAGGCTTCTACATTAAGTTTCATTTTACCTTGATATTTTATGAAGTCATATTGTTCACGAGAAAAGTGTGCTTTGAGAGCAGAATATAATACATATGCTTCAAATGGAGTCAAATTGGTAACCTTGAAACCTTTGGAATAAAATTTAAAACTTCTGCTTCAGATTGAACTTTTGATTTTAATTCGGCATTCATTTTAATTAATGATGCCGCAGTTTCAACTTCTAAATTATTTTTTTCACAATAAAGAATAACTGCATCAATATATTCAATATCATGTTTCCAAATCAATTCTTCAATTTCTGCCGCAAATTCTTTTGGCGATTTAATATTTAATTCTTTCATTGTGTATTCTTTTTACAACAAAAAAGATCACATTGATTGGTAGATTTTACCTTATTACATATAGAGCAAATTTCTGACTCTAAAGCAACATGAAAATTATTTTTATATCGCCTGACGCCAAATCCATCATATTCCCAGTCACGTTTATCTGGATCGGGATGAAGTTCTGTATTGCTATGCATCTGTTAATTCCTTAAGAATAAAATTGCCATTTTCTATAGTTATACCAATACGAGGATGATTTGCAGAACAACGAACATAATCTCGGCCACCATCAATCATATGACCATCCTTTTCAACATAATCATGCCGATAACGAGATACAAGCACTTCACCGTCTTCACAAAGAATCCCGGCAATAGGCTCTTCAAAACAAGATTCCGCGTTTGTGATCATGACAGAATTATTTTGAATAAACATTCCAAAATAATTTGAATGACCTTTAGAACGATCCGGATTTTCTACATAAAAAACATCCACAGGAGTTTCATTCCATCCTCCTGAAGGACGCTTAGTACACCAATATCCAACATATTTTGCATCATATTTGTCTTCAATAATTTTAATACCCTTTTCATCAAAGAAATATCCATGCGGATCAATTTTTACAAACATTGATTTTATTCTACTCCAATTCCATAATTAAATGCAACCTGTTTGGATATAGGCCGGTTGCCCACCTATTTTAATTACCCGTTAGAAATAAAATTATTAAGACCAAGCGCCTTATTAATAATATCATGTTCTGTTGGATATCGAGGAAGTTTAGGCGCTTCTATAGATGTATGATCTTGAACCACCGATATCTTATAACTCCATTCTTGTTCAATTAAACTTCTCTTTGAATGGTATTCTTCCATAAGAAGATCCTTGGCCATCTTAAGAAGTTCTAGTCTAATTAGATATGCATTCATTTTTTTATTCCTGTGTTTGTGTGTGTTAAATTGGGTCCGTTCTGGTGCTAGGTGGAACCCATACCCCGGAAAACTTACGCGGCTAAGCGGGTCTCCATAATACCATTATCGTTGGCATTTACACGTTTCTTGCGGTTAAGGTCGCTCGCTCACCTATTCTCCACGCTTCTACTCATCGGCAATCGATACTAGTCGCCCCCGTCATGACTACACATAGCTGATAACTTTTGTACCCTCAGCCGCTGGCGCTTTATATGTAGTCATGGTGGAGGCGGGGAGATTTGCACTCCCGTGTTACCAAACTTTTGTTACGCTTCAACGAATATTTTTATTTATATTATTTTCTTTCGAAATGATAGATATTATAGTGATTAACTCTGTTTGAAAATTTATTTTTTTTCGAAATCGTTTCTGTTTTATGATTCCATCCTTTATCTCTCATAGATTTTTGAAAGTGCTTGTTGTCCATAAGCCTATCATACATAGTTCCCAATCTTGGATCTGCTCCGGTAAAATGTATTTTATTAATACCATGTTTATCAACAAGATGATGTATAACATGCATCGATTTACCAAATGCACCTATAGGCCCACCATGAGGCTGTCTTTTATCACTATATGACGATATATCGGTTGATGGGTCTTGGCTTGTTCCCATACCAACCTCTCCATCATTTGAGAGATAAACACAATGGTGTAAACCTTTATGCTTAAAGAAGGTATGATGAACACCCAATTCGGTCTTTGTTTCACCATTATCCATTTCAGCATTTGTGCCAAACTTTGTAGGAGTGTCAACGATTGATTCAGATAAACACCACTGATCAAAAGATAACAATATATTTTTATCTAAAAAAATGCTACTCATATTTCATTTTCATATAAATTGCTGGGTCGACCCAGCAATTCTATTTATGGCCCGCCCTATGCATCCGGATACCAGACACATTAATTTCTCGTCTGACCGACGGGCAATCAGACAATATTCTATCTACTAACAATATATTCCACGATAGAATATGGAATATAAAGATTGTCGTTAAGCAGTTTGGGAATAACCCCTCATAGTGTGCATTCGACAATATCATTGGCTGCTGCTAACGCCATTTAACTCACTATCATCATCGCCGAGTTCAAAGCTACGGGCTGACTGTGTTGCACCATTAATATTAATATAAGCTTATTATGATTTATTGTCAATATTTAAAATGCCATTTTTCCAATTTTCAGCAGCGGATTCTACATATTCAAGACTTTTCCTAGGAAAATATACGGTATCAGTTACATTTTCGTTTTCAATTAAATCCATAGCCCATATAGAAAAATGGTCATCTTTATAATGAATTTGAAATATCCTAGTCGTTCTAGACATATAATTTCTCCAATATATTGTCGGTCGCGATTAACATCCACCGACTCTAGCCACGGTTAGACCTGCGCCAGCTTTGTCGTATATATTATGCCGCTTCAGCCATCTCTACAGCGAGATTGAGAGCTTGAACCTTCTTTGCTTGATTAGAACCAAACCAGGCACTAGTCATACGGGTATCAGCAGACCTACCAAGCAGGTGATCGGTAAGATACGTGACACCGTTATAGGCCTGCCACCAGCTACCCTCAGCATACTTAGCCCCCGGCTGAGTTTGAAGAACATCTATTGCTAGTTGTGCAGCCCGGCTGTTTGGCATATTTACGCGCTTAGACTCTTCCTTTTTATCGGAGGTCTTGGGAAAGACTCGGTTAAAATATTCGACAATGGTTTCATTGGTATATCGCTTAGAACCAAGATAAGCCGCCATCTCCTTGTACTTGACCAACTTTTCACTGGCGACACCCAAAGTTTCCTTTACCGCATCACCATCAAAGGCTCGGCGGTGATTAATCTTAACCATGCGCTGAGCAGTTGCACCAAGAGAAAGAGTTAGCGTATTGTTGCAAACCACTCGGATTGGAGTGAATCGCACATCAATCGACTTACCAAATTGGTGAGGATTTGAAAAAAGAAGATAACCATCGACCTTATCACCACCAAAGAGTTCAAAAGAATCCTTGATCTTAGCCAGACCCCAAACATGGGTGCCACCCTTAAGTGATCCCGCCGTATGCATTTCCATATCACCTGCGGCCACAAAGTCATTGAAAAATTCAAAGGCTTCACGATTTTGACATGGATTCCAACTATCCGTTACAATAGTTAGAACCGATCCGTCGGTTTCACGCACAAGCGCTTCGACTCCAGTGGCCACTTGGCGGCCCTTAAATTCGCCGTAAAGTGGAATCTTTTTAACTTCCCAATCGAGTCCAGCAGCTTCAAGCATTTGCTGAGGAGTCAAATCGGGAAGAACCTTTGTTCCTAAACCATGCCAAGGTACTTCACCCACGTAAGCATGTGAATAATCACCATTGGATAGTTGTTCAAGCATATGCGCCATAATTTAGTCCTTTCAGTTGGTTGGTTTGTTTGATTAATAAGATTATAATATCATATTTTTATTTTATGTAAATATGTATTTTGAAAAAAATGCAATTGACATAAAATTATTTTGTGATAAGATACATATAAATAAGAGATAGGGTTGCTACTTAATAAGCACGTGGTGAGTTACGGTTAGCTCATCTTCTTTCAACAACATGGAGTTATAATATGAAGTCACTATTTTTTAGTGTAGCCGCGGCGGCTATTTTAGTTGCAGCAACAGCATCGGTGGCCGGTACTCTTACTGGCGAAGTTCGCATTGGCGATATTGATGGTAATCCCGGATCGACAGAATATCGCGTCGATTATGGAGATACGTATCATAATGTAGTAATGTATGGCGGAGAAATCGCCGTAAAGCAAAACCAAAATGAAGGCGGTCTTAGTTCTAAGATTGTTGGTCGTGTCGGGCCAGTTCTTCCAGTAGTACTTGGCTTTGAACCAAAGGTCTATGGTGAATTTGGTGAATCTGTTTCTCAAGGTAATAATACCGAGTTTTGGGGTACATATGCTGGAGTAAGTCATCCGGTCTATGGTCCAGTTTCGGTAAACGTTGGATACCGACATCGTGAAGGCCTGCGACAAGATGTTTCTTTTAACGAAAATCGTCTAAGTACAGGTCTTACATATAATCTAGGTAAGAGCAACACTCTTGGTGTAGAGTATTATCGAACGAGTGGTACTACAACATCGGATGTCATTGGTATTTCCGCATCGCATAGTTTCTAATACTTTTAATAGTTAAAGATAAAGCCTCCGGAGAAATCTGGAGGCTTTTTTTATTTAAAAATTCAACGATATACCGGGGCCAATAAGATCATTTGAATGATGTGAAAACTCATGAGAATATGAAAAATATAATGATATTTTATTGTTGATTTTATATGTAAAATCGGTTGAGCATTGAATTGCTTGCATATCATATTTTTTATTAAATGCATTTTGATATGTAATGTTTATATCAGCTTGTAATTTAGTTGTTATATTTTTTTGATATCCGACAACTGTATTATAAAACAATGTATTGTTTTGATTTAATTTAAAATTAGTAAAAGCATCGCCAATAACACCAGATACATAAAATTCTTTAGAAAGATTATATGTTCCCGAAACAGAAATTTGTTGATTTAAATTCAAACCAACTTCAGTACTAATATCTATACTAAATACTAATGGTATTTTTTTAAAATAAAGATTATCGATAAACGTATCGATATAAAGATTTTTTTCTCCACCGTAATTATTTTTATATTCTAATGATTGTGTCAATGTCCCGGCATTGACAAATGAACCATATAATACGGCTAAAATAAAAAAAAACTTATACACGACTACTCCTGTATTGAAAATAATGATACAGTTTTATTTTTCTTTCTATACCAACGTGAAAGAATATTATCGTTATAATATTCTTCACTATTCAATACATCGCGTATAACTTGTTCTTTCATTTCATAATAATTTACATCGCCTCTGGAAACATGAAGAGAAAGGATCGTTCGGCTAAACGATCCTTTTCCATATAATTCTACGTCTTCTTTGAGAGACTTTGAACTTCCATAATATTTTTTCCAGTCGGAAAATTTACGAATAACTTTTCTTCTAGTTTTACCTTTTTGAACTACTCTGTTAGTAGAATAGAAGAATTTTTTTCCGATATATTTTTTATTTGTAATTTTATTTTGTATAATATATACAAAACCAAAAGAATTGCCGATATGCTCTTCTCTAAAAGGTGTTCCGTTCCAAAGCCAGGGATTTTCATAATCCACTAATCTTCTTCATCTTCTTCATCTTCCTCATAATCTTCTTCTTTTAAATCGAGTTCTGATCCACAAAATGGACAATATTCTGGAGTAGTTTCTCCTACTAAAGCTAGAATTTTAAATTCTTCATCGCATACAGTACATGTAATCCAATCACTCATTTTAGCTCCTTTTGTTTATAAATTTAGAATAATCTTTTTCATCTTTATATGGCGTCAAGTCTAAATTTGGTGGAGAATACTTCAAATTTTCATGACCCAAATTTTTTATATTATATTAAATCAGAAACAAAAGAAGCATTTTCTATTTCAATAAGTCTAAAATAATCTGCTTCAGTTGCTTTACGAATATTTATATTAGAGTTTAAATCCAGAAAAAGTGTTTTCTGTAACATCTTGTTTAATTCCTCCAGAAACATATGAAACAATATCTACTTCTTGCGGAGCCATTTGAACATCTGCTCCAGCAATCCATTTGGCAGTCCATGGAAGAGGATTTGATCCTGGGCGCCCATTTAATCCTATAGAGCCCATACGTTTTGCTGCAATATAATCTACATATTCACAAAGTAGTTGTTCATTTAATCCGATTATTGAACCGCCTTTAAAAAGATATTTTGCCCATATTTTTTCTTGATTAATGACAGAATAAAACATATTAATACATTCATCTTTAGTTTCTTCTTTAATTTTTGCAAAGTCAGAATCTTCCTTTGGCAAAATCTTTATTAAATTTTGTGTTGCGGCTAAATGAATGTTTTCATCACGAGCAATCAATTTAATAATCTTAGCATTACCTTCCATCTTTTTGACTTCAGCAAATGACCATGAACAAGCAAATGATGTATAAAATCTAACGCCTTCTAGTGCATTGACTGCATTGAGACACAACCATAATGCTCTTTTATGATTATAGTTTCCTCCATATTCTAATCCTGCCGCATTATAAGAACTAGACAAATGTAAAAAATTATTTTGATGAATTAACTCATCATAATATTTGCTAATATCTTTAGCACAATCTACAATTTCAGAAATATTAAGCATTTCATCAAAAACTTTAGATGGATCTGAATAAACATTTCGAATAATGTGTGTATAAGAACGTGAATGAATTGTTTCAAAATATGCCCAAGTTTGAATAAACGTTTCAAGTTCAGGAAGTGAACATATTGGTAAAAAAGCAAGACTTGGCGCCCTGCCTTGAACAGAATCAAGTAAAATTTGTCTTTTTAAATTTGAAGTAAAAATGTGTTTTTCATGATCAGAAAGACCTTTAAAATCTTTACCATCACGAGAACAATCTATTTCAGTAGGTTGCCAAAAAAATCCATTTTGCTTTTCAGTCAATTTTTCAAAAATAGGATATCGCTGCTTATCATAACGAGCAATATTGACTGATTTACCAAAAAAACAATTTTGTTCAGTAGCATCAAATATATTATTATTAAAAATTGTAGTCATATTATAATCTGATCTCCATTAGATAAGCATCTATAGAATTATTGTTATTGTCAATTCCATAATGTTTATTGATATAATTAATTTTTTCAAATCCTAATTTCTTATACATATCAATAGCCATTTTATTTCGTGTATATACATGAAGATTACACGAAATTATGTTTTTTTGTTTAAGTATATCAATTATAAAATTCATTAAAGCTTTGGCATATCCTTTTTTACGAAAAGGTTGTCCTATAGCCAAACTATCTATATAGGCAGTATTTTTTTTAGAATTAATTTTTATCAAAATATAACCGGTTATTTCAAAACCGACTGTATAAACATATATGTTTTTTTGTTTTAAGGCTATAAAAAGTGGTTTATTTCTATTTTCATTGCCAACATTAAAACTTTCTTTTTCGATTTTTATAATATCATATAAATCCAATGTGTCGCCAAGACGAATTAGATGTTCCATTGCTATGTCCTTTATTATAGATATAACAACTGAGGACAGCATTAAATTTTACAGCTATCACAATCCTCTTCTTCAATTTTTGTTGATGGCAAATCTTTTATTTCAATTTCACCAGATTGATCATTGGTATTGAAATAATATAAATTTTTACCACCATATTTATAATACATCAAAATATGCCCAATCATTTCACTTAAAGGAATTTTTTCTTCAGGATAAAATTTAGGATTGTATGAAGTATTTGTTGAGATTGCTTGATCGATATATTTTTGAAGTACCGCACAGATTTTTAAATAACCTTCTGGTGATTTAATATTCCAAAGAAGTTCATACTTGTTTTTAAGTCTACGAATTTGAGGAACTACTTGTTTTAAAACTCCATCTTTAGATTGTTTAACAGTAATCAATGATCTTGGCGGCTCAATACCGTTTGTTGAATTAGATATTAAAGCTGAAGTTTCTGCTGGCATTACAGCCATTAATGTGGCGTTACGAATACCATATTGTAATAATTGATTACGAAGTTCATTCCACGGTAATCGTTCTTTATGTTCTACTAAATCATCAACATCTTTTTTATAGGTATCAATGGGTAATAGACCATTACAATATTTAACACAATCAGAAAATTGTAAAGCGCCTTTTTCTTGTGCTAAATCTGCGGAAGCTTTGATAAGATAATATGACCAAGCTTCCGCAAATTCATCTATAAGTTCTAAATTTGGTTGACTATACGTCATGTTATTAATAGCCATCCAGTAAGCAAGATTAATAATACCTATACCAAGAGGCCTATAAGCCATACTATGTTTATGCGCTGCTTTTATTGGATATTCTTGATAATCTAGTAAAGCATCAAGAGCCCTGACTGCTAGAGTACAGGGCTTTTCAAAATCTGATGGATTTTTAATCTTACCCCAGTTGATTGCCGAAAGTGTACACAGGGCAATCATACCGTTTTCATCATTTACATCATTTAAAGGAATGGTCCCAAGACATATTTCTTGACAAAGATTACTCATACGAATAGGAGCTTTTTCTTTTACAAATGATCCATGATCATTTACATGGTCTACATTTTGAAGATAAATTCTTCCCGTATCTTTTCTTTCTTGAATAAAAAGCGAAAAAAGGTCTCTAGCTGGAATTGTCTTTTTACGAATTTTTGAAGATCGCTCGTAATTATAATAAAGGGTTCTAAATTTTTCTGTATCAATAAAAAATGCTTCATATAAGTCTGGAACATCATGCGGCGAAAAAAGAGTGATATTTCCGTCATTAATAAGTCTTTCATAGATAACTTTATTAAATTGAACAGAATAATCCATATGTCTAATACGATTTTCTTCTGTACCTTTATTGTTTTTTAATACTAAAAGATCCTCGATTTCATAGTGCCAAATTGGGTAGTGAAGTGTCGCCGCGCCGGAACGAATAGAGCCTTGACTACAGGACTTAACAGCAGACTGAAAATACTTATAAAAAGGTATAACTCCAGTATGACTAGCATCACCATTGCGAATGGGACTGCCAATAGCCCTAATACGCCCAGCGCCAATACCGATACCAGCTTTTTTAGAAACATATTTAACAATTGCTGAAGCTGTTGCATTTATAGAATCCAAAGAATCGTCGGTTTCAATAAGTACGCAAGAGGAATATTGCCGCTGAGGAGTTCGAACTCCAGCCATAATTGGCGTCGGAAGGCTGATATCAAAGAGAGAAATTGCGTCATAGTAGTCCTTTACCCATTTAAGTCTATCTTGTTTATATGAAGAAAATAAAACCATTGAAATAAGCATAAAAGTCATTTGTGGCGTTTCATATAAAGCGCCAGTTACACGGTTTTTTACTAAATATTTGCCTCTAAACTGCTCCATAGCAGCATATGTAAAAAGATCATCACGATCATGATTTATATAATCGTTTAATTCATTCCATTCTTCTTTTGAATATAGTGAATCAAGTTCCGAATCATAATATCCATATGATTTTACTTTTAAATAGTGTTTTAATAAATCGATCGGCTCGTACTGCCCATATACTTCTTTGCGAATATGATAACTTATAAGTCTACCAGCTACATATTGATAGTTTGGGGTTTCTTCTGTGATTAATTCTGAAGCTGCTTTGATAATTGTTTCTTGAATATCCGATGTTTTGATTTTATCATAAAATTGAATATGAGACTTTAGTGCAATTTCAGAAACAGAAACATTTGATATTCCTTCACACGCCCAAGCAATTACTTTATGAAATTTTTCAATGTTTAAAAGCTCTTTTTGACCGTTTCTTTTAATAACACTAATCATATATTTTCTCTTTTATTGTAAATGTACCGTCTTCATTATCAATCCATTCTATTTCCGTGCCTTCATTCCAACCAAGAGATTCAATAATATCATTTGGTATTTCTATATATGCCAGGCCTGTCGCAGGATCTTCTTGTATTACCAGTTCAAGCATTAAGAAATTCTGCCAAGTCTATGATATAGTTTTGTCATAGCCGCAAGCTTTTCAAATTCTACATCATTTTCTCTATTTTTTCTATCTTGAATATAAGATATAATTGCTTCTTTTATAAGAGAATAATCATTTTGACTAAACACTGCTCTGGGTCTTTCATCATTCATTTTTTTATTCGTCCTTTAAAGCTTCAACTACACTAGGAAAATGATGACCAATAATGTCCCAACATAATAAAGCAATTTCTCTATGCTCTTTTTGTGTGGCTTTATCCATTCTTAATGTACAATAATGAATCCAGCTTCTAAGAGTACCAGCCATATATAATGTAGTCTCAGTCATTCCTTCAGGTAAAACTACTCTTGCTTGTTCTTTTGCAATGCCATTTTCTAAAGCCCATTTATATTGTGTGATTGCTTCAGATTTTACTTTATTTTGACGCATATTCCATGTTTCTTGAAGTCTATGATCATCATTTTCAATAGAATTTTGACGATTCTTTAAATCTTGTAATCGAGCTTCTCGTGTAATAAAGTTTTCTGATATAGCATATCTTTGGCTAAATTCTTGAAATGAAAATGACCTATGACGAAGAATTTGTCTAGAAATATCTCTAGTCGTTTTAATTTCCATTACGATGTGTACTAGTTCAAATGGCGACCAGTGCTCATTGTTAATAAGATATTTGACTAACTTATTTGCGGTCTTAGTATTATTTTGATTACTAGGATTTGATACTCTAGCTGCATATGCGACAAGATCATTTGCAGTCAAACAATCTGAATATGCTGTGGGTTTAGTAATTCCAATGAGATTGACTTTTGAATTCATTCTTGATTAACACTTTCAAATCGTGTATTAATATCAAAAACATAATCACAACTTTCTAGAAAAGTTTTAAAATGATATAATAGATTATCAACAGTAGCATCTACGGTATCGATATTATAACTTGTATGTTTTGTTGCAGCACCTTCATAATCTGCATTATCATCATCATACATCGAAAAACTAAAACGTCTCATTTAAATCTCCATTTTGAAAAATATTTGATAAACTCTTGAATAAAAATTTTAATTACTATTAATGGCCATATAATTGATAATACTGGATGAATAATATCAGTAGTATCTCCATGCATCCATTTTGCAAGATACACTATAAATATACATATAACTACATATATATAAACAAATAAACCAAAATCCATCATCAGCACTTTCTCCACTTATTGAATTCAAGCTTGGCTGACAAACCATTAAATGTTCTTTGATCAATAATATATTTAATATGTTCGATGTCAGCGCCATTGAGGATCATTTCATTAACATCTTTGCCTTTAAAGGTATTATCCCATATTACAACATTATAACCCTTTTCAATATAATTGTCAATTCGTTTGACTATTTCTTTATTTCTAGGTTCATTATCAAAAACATATACAGGATCGATAAAAGAATTGTCTAAATGTACATCTGCACCAGCCATTGCTATAGAATTATTAATAAACATACTATCAAATGGGCCTTCAAATACATAGACTCTTTCTTTTTTATTTACAGAATCTAGACCAAAGATTTTAGGCCTATCTTCAAGCATAATAGTTATATATCTCATTTTGGATTTAGGATCAAGAGATCGCCCCTGATATCCAAACATAGTTCCATCTTCTCTGAGAAATGGTATAATAATTCTAGAATGTTCATTATTGAGTTGTAACTTTTCTGGAATCATACTATTAGTCCAAGCAGCAAATCTTTCACAAAAGAAAAGCTTGGCATGCCATGGAGTATCAATTTTTCTCGATACGATATATTGCTTTGCCGGATGATATGATGGTAGTTGAGAAATCTTTTTTAATTTACGTAATGGAGAACCAGCAGCTAAAAATTTTGGTGGAGATGGATTAATAATACTCTTTTTTGTTTCTATAACAGTTTCTTTATTAATAAACGTTTCAACTGTATATTCTTCATATAATGATGGATCTAATTTTTGAATAAATTTAGGAAATGTACAAGCAATACCACAATTGTGGCACTTATAATACACATTTCCTTTATTTTGATAAATATAACCTCGGGCTTTAAATTTATTTTTTTCAGAATCACCACAAATTGGACATCTGAAATTAGCCATATAGGGATTTGTTTTTTTAATTTTGTAAAGATTTAATCGACTAGAAAGTATTCCAGCATATTTAATATCTATCCACACATTATTCATCTAGTATACCTTTATTATTGAGTCAGTATACTCATTATAACTAATATCAATTTAATGTAAATGGGTATTTAATTTAAAAATGGCGGAATCCACGGAATTATTCCCATTTTAAAAAGAATAAATGCTATAAGCACTCCAATAATTAAAAATCCCATTTTATGTCGTGCTAAAGAATCTCTAATCAATATCATATCATCATGATGTTTTTTATTTTCATCTTTAATTTCTTTTAATACATTATAAATATCAGATGTTATGTCATCTTGTTTAGTAAGTTTTACTTCATGAACAGCAAGTAATTCTTTGATAGAAGACGAAACGTCTGATAATTTATCCATAGTCGTGTCTAATTTTGTAAAAAAACCAGACATTTGATCGATATCACGCTCAAGTATTGCTACTCGTGTTTCTATTTCCCCTGCCATTTTTTCCTCTATTTACAAAACTTATTGATCCAAGCAATCACGCCATTATGATCGATGTTTAAATCATTATAAGATTTGATATCAACAATCCATTGATCTAATATTTGTTTTTCAGTCATACTTCCATTTGGAAGTGGCTTTAGATCATTATGTTTGATCATGTATTCTTGCGGAGGAACACATGTTTTAGTTGTTACCGGTGGAGGCGCGTAAATTGTTGAGCACCCGAGTAACATCGGGGCCAACATCACAGCTAGAATTATCTTTAACTTCATTTGTAACTACCGTTGTTGCAACGTCAGCGGCATGCTGAACATTTTGTTTCTTTTTATTTATTACAACGACAGTTGGAACCGCTGCATTAATTTGATCCTGAAGATTCTTTTCTTTGATTATTTCTGCATCCAGTTGGCTCTGGATTGCGGCCTGGTGACATTTGTTAGATGCATTGGTATAACCTAAGTGATAGATGAAGAATCCCACAGAAAGGGCTCCAGCAAGCACCACACCCATGCCTATTAACTGACCGACAAAAGACTTGAAGACCAATCCAAGAATAAAATCAAATATCTTATCCAAGATTAACTCCAGTCACCATTTTTCTTAAAGCATTAATATTGTCTTCAACACCTTTTTGATTTTCTTTTTTATATTTTGTTTTAAAAACTGGAGGATTATCTATACTGGGTTTAATTCCAGCCGTGCTATTTGTTGGAGCTCCAGAAGACATACCTGCGCCAGGCGCTCCAGCTGCCGGCGCCGCGCCATCTTCCTGAAGTCCGGCATGTTTAAGTGCAGACTTCTTAAAATCTGCACCAAAAAACTTTAATTTTTTCCCATTAGATGCTTTCCAGCCTTGGTCACCATTTGGAGTAGTATATGGTTTTACGTAAGGTTTGCCTTGTACTTCTGTAATATAATTTTGAATTTCCTTAAACGTTTTCATCAGCAATGCCACCGGCGTAAAGACATCGCTTTGCGCGTTGGTCTACCCTTTTCATCTTTCATTGGGCCTGGCATACCACCCATTCTAGCACAAAATGATTTTCTACGTTTAGCTGCTTTACTGCCGGGTTTTAGTTTACTTGGAGGAGTAGTGACTGCCGTATGTATGCCAAAGTGTTTAGCACCTTTACGAGTAAGTCCAGCACCAGATTCAGTAGAACGATAGTATCCTTTAGAGTCTGCACCACGTTCAAGCAGAGCATCTTCTTTGACTGGTACACAATTCGGAACTTCTTTACCGTCTTTCTTTTTCTTACCAATCATTTTATACCCTTTCCAGCATGGATCGGGCTCTTTCATTTTTTTGTTTTCATTTATAAAAGAAGAAAATCGTTTCATTATGACATTTCTGCTGCAATATAATTTGCTACAGTATCAATATAATCTTGAGCCATTGTGATTTTTGCATGACACCATTCAGGTAATTCATCATCTGATTTAATCATACCAAGAATTTTTTCAGAATTCATAACAGTACTTTTTAGATAATTGATTGTCATATGTGTATCATGATCTGCTTTGACTTCTTCTTTCACACACTTGCAAGGAGAAGCATTGCATTCTGTACATTTTCTCATTTCTTTGAATTTTTTCATTTTAGATTTTCCTCAGTTTTTCTAATATATTCTCATCGGAGATAATATCTTTACTATTTATATTTTCACCTGTTAATCCTATATTTAATACCTTATCTGGCATAAAATGAAGAAATTCTAAAAAAGGTTTTAGATATTCTTTATATTCATATAACTTAAAAAATAACATTCTTGTCGCTGGAATTAATCCAAATATATTATAAATTATTATAATATGATTGAGTATAAGTCGATCTTTTAAATCACCGGTTTCTGCATATATGTTAAATAATCGTTTTAAATATTTAAATCGTTTGAGATCATCATAAAACTCGATGGTGTCATAACATTGTGGATTTTCATAATGTTTTGCTGAATATAATAAAAAATTAGTTTCATCAAGCTTTTCATACATTATAAAATAATATTAAGAACCTATCGCCATCCAAAATACGTAATTATTTGTAGCAGAAGTTGTTCTGATAGTAAAAGTGGAGTTATTTACTGCAAATATATACGGAACATTGGCGGCCGCCGCTCCTGGTGTACTATTACTGGTAGCTGTTATACTATAAACATTTACAGAAAAAAGTGTAGTATTTGGAAAATTGATGGCGGCAGTAGATGAATTTGCGTTTGCCTGTCCCCACTGCATCTTTAGTCCATTTGACATCGTACTCCAACCATTTTGTGAAATAGATGATGAACCTATAGAAATCGTTGTACTATTAATTACAACATTAGAAGTTGAATTGCCTATACTTAAATTAGAGGCACTTAATACAGCAGAAGTATTTGTGGTTGTATTATATAATCCTTCAACAGTTGAATTTCCAAAACCATAAACAGTTGAATTTCCAACATTAGCCGAAGATGAAGTAATAATATATACACTTATATTACCACTACTATTTGCGGTAACTAAAGCTTCTGCTGTTGAATTTCCAAAACCATAACTAGTTGAATTTCCACTGTAAAAATGAGTTGAATTAGAAAAAGTATTTACTGTAGAATTTCCAACCGAGTATTGAATAGAATTTGCTGTAAACTTGGATCCAGCAGCCGAAGTATTACCGACTGTAAATGTGGCTGTGCTTGTCACATTACCAATATTGACATTACCACCAGCATCTATACGCATTCTTTCATTTGTAGAAAGAGAGCCACCTGTAAAAAAATTAATATAATTGGTTCCGCCACCAACAGAAGCAACCCCGATAGAAAGATTTGTGTTGCCAGAATACAAATAAGCATCTGAAGGGTTACTTATGGTCCATAGTGTATTAGACCACCCAGAAGATAATATTCCGATATCTACATAGTTATTTCCTATTGGGCCATTATTATCATAAACAGCAAAATCAGCGGAAGCAGAAGATTGATTGTTTGAATTCCAAATGATACCTTGAATATAATTGTTTTGATTCCCTACAAATTCAACAAGTGATAAATCTGTAGAATTCCAACCAATGACTGTATTGACTGTAGAATTGCCAACAGTTAATGTATTACTTACGGCTAAATTGCCTTGAAAAGTTGGAGAAGTATTATTAAAGACTCCAGCAAGTAAAGTACTCGGATTTATGGAAAAGGTATTAAGAGTAGTTCCAGTATTTTGAACAATTACTAAGAGGTCAGCATTTGAAAATGATGAAGTAAGCGTTAAATTGCTTATTTTAATTGGACCGTTGGACATACTGACCTCTTAGTATTATAATATTATGAATTTGGTGTCGTTGAATTATCAGCCGCATTCTCAGTAACATATGGACTTGTACCAGCTAAAGCAACAATAGTTTCTGACATTACTCGTCCAGATCGGCCGCCTAGTGTAACATTTACTGAATTACCAGAACTTGCACTAGCAAAAGATGCAGCAAAAGTAATACCAGAACCAGTACCAGTACCGCCACTAGAATTAGAGTAAGTAAACACTAAATTAGCAGTGGTTAAACCGGAAGTAAATAGCCCCTGATTAGTAATTGTAATTGTTGAATTGCTAACACTTGAGCTTGTAAGATTAGCCCTTCCTGCAACAATTTGGCCAGTAGAAGTCATTGATGTACTGGCGACGGTGGGATTGCCACTAACAGCATATGTTCCAGCACCACCGGTCGTTCCGGATAATTGAGCTAAAATCTGTGTATTAGCTGCTACACCTGTACCAGCGATAATATTGCCCACAGAAATTGTGCCCGTTACTGAAGATGCTGTTAAAATATTACCAGTAATAACTCCGGTGAAACTTGCGAGATTATATGTACAAGTAACAGTAACAATATCACCAGCAACATAACTTGAAGGTGTACCAGTAGCTGTCACATTTGCAAGGTGTATTTGCCGTTGATAGGTATACGTTAATGAACCAGTATTAGTAAATCCATAACCAGGATAAGCTACTGCAACTGAAGATATATTAGCTCCGGCCGTGCCGGATTGTGTATTTGTTGTAATTGTAAGAAGACCGTTTGCAGTACCTCCAGAAACAATAATTGTTTCGCCATTTGAATATCCTGAAGTAGAAGTACTATTAGGACTGGCTCCTGTAATTGGTCCAGTACCATATTTTAATTCTACCCAACCAGATGAAAGGCTGCGGCCATATACTGTTTTTTCATAAGATGAGAAAGTTATCGTATTGCTTGTAGCACCTCCGGTAGCATAAGCATTACTAGAAAGAACAATTGTTGTGGCATTAACTGATACTACTTTTGGTATCACCGTTGACATAGTAACTGTAGCACCAGATGCACCATTTGAAATTGAATTGGCGCTTACAACATAGTTTCCAATACCATTTGTTGCGGTAGTTGAAACTACATATGTGCCATTAGCGATAGCAAGAGTGCTATTAGCTAATATTTCTTGTCCAACAGCTAAAGGAGGACCGGTAAAAGCAGTGACATTTAAAATATTACCATTTGATCCAATGGTGCCATTTGAAATTGTACCAGTAATAGTAGTAACGGTTGTTGATGTAGTGCCGTTTAATTGTGATAGACTTGGAATATTATTTCCAGAAATAATCATGCCTGGTGCAATATATGTAAAGGTGCATGTTGCACTAGCATTAGTAAGATTTGATGGTGCTGATAAAAGAACCGCAGACGAATTAATGACATTTGCAACAGCAATTGTATTGGCCCATACTGGAAGGGCGCCGGTTGTATTGGCAGCAGTAGAATAAATTGCCATGCCCGGAGCAATATTTGCAGTTGAGGCAATTCCGGTTAAAATAGTATTACTTTGGCTAAATGCAGCAGTAGTACTATATGATGTAGCTACGTTGCCTCCCTGATAAGTGGCATTTGCAGAATAATTAGTAAGAAAATTGTTTCCTGAAATTGTATTTGCTGTAATTGTAACAATATTTGGAATATTTAACATGTTCCAAATACCAACCGCAGCGCCATTTTGAATAGCACCAGTTGTTGTGTTTTGATACATATTTTGACCACGAACACCATCATTATAGAAATTTACATTAGCACTTGTTACATTTGCATATGCCCATTGTTGAGACATTGTAACCGCAGTACTATTAATTATTGAAGTAACAATAGCTCCGGAAGATAAATTACCAAAAACAGTATTTGAATTAATAAGCATATTCACATTTATGCCAGAAGTAGAGGTTAAATTTCCAATAATATTACTTGTGGTAAAAGTCATATTTGCAGTTTGATTACTAATAGGAGAAGGCGAAGATAAAGTAACTGCTGTGGTATTAATAATATTAAGCACTGTTATAGCGCCATTTGACCAACTTCCACTACCAGTAGCATTGGTAGCAGCAGAATATAGCACTTGTCCCGGAAAAACATTTTGTGTAGATGGCAATCCAACCATAATTGAATTACCTTGAGCTACATTTGCAACAGATGTAGTTACAGTATATGCAGTTTGATTTGATGTAAAAGTTGCATTAGAAATAGAAGTAACATTTGCTGTTTGTGCATATGCCTTATCTTTAGCTAATACACCAAGAAACTTGGGTGCACTATTGGCTTGGTCTGAGGCTCTCCATAATGGCATTTTTTTTCTCCTTACGAGTGTTTATTCTATTTATTTATATGAAACATCTTAGAAACATACTCAGAGGGTTTCTCGACGACATCTGGGTTATGCACAACAGTAATATTTATAGTAGGATCATCTGATATTTTTAAATGAACAGAATCATTGTGTTTAATCTTTGGCACGGCTTCCTGTCTATTTAATATAGTAATATTTTTATGTATGACCGGCAAGTATTAATCCTTAACCAAATTCGGATTATTTCGACGCCATTCAGCTTCTTTAGCTTCTTCACGAATATTACGATTTTGAGCTATAATTTCACGAACGGCAGATTCTACTGCACGATAGCGATTAGCTTCGACATAAACAGAAGCTTTGGGTTCGACTTCTTCTTTCATAGGCTTCTTTTCTTGTCTGAGTAATTTAAAATCTTCTGAATCTAAATGGCCATTGTGATTTTTATCAAGTTTCTTTTGATTGCCTTTAAGTTCTTCTTCACCTACAATCTTAGCGGTTTTTGCTTTAATTTTTGCATCTGGATCATACGGTGCTTCTGGCGTAGGCATTTGTCCACCGCTTTTTCTTACTTTATCAAAATTTTCTTTAGAAGCTCCCATATGCTTTCTCATTCTATCTTTATCTGCTGGCTTTTCTGGTTTACCAAGATGATAAAGTGCGGCTGTAGCATGAGCCCTAGAAATATGATGAACATTATTATCATCAAATTTAACATGACCGCCTTCTCTACTATCAGCGGCCTTCCCTAATTGATCTGTGAATGAAGGTGGTTCAGATGGACCACCGGCTTCATCTGAAGTCATTCCAGCTCTTTTAGCAGCACCAAAAGATTTTGAACCTTTTGGTCGACCGCGGCCACGCTTTACTGGAGCATCCTCTTCTTCAATAAAAGAACGGAACTTGCTGATTCCTGTTCCCCAAAGAGGAGCGGTCATTTCTTCAATTTTTACTTCTTCATTTGCTTTTTCTTTTAATTCAGTCTCTTCTTTCTTTAATTCCGGGTGCATTCCATAATAAGCACCGAGAGCTATCTTCTTACGTTCTTCTTTTGACTTACCAGCAAACTTAGGATCATCAGAGTGAACAAAATCATCAATGACATTGCCGGCCGTCATTTTCTTTGTTAGTTTTTCTGAAAGTTCAACGCCAGACTCAATGCCGTGATCAAACATAACATCGGCAGATAAAATATCACCATCTTCATCATATACTTCTGTTGAATTGATGATATGTCCTTCGCCGAATTCTTCGTGGTAAACTTTCATTGAAATCTCCTAAAATTATACTTCTTATTATTTATTAAATTTTATTTTTAATGGTGGATCTAAGCATCCAAGAATGTTTTTTGTGAATATCGGTTCTGTCTTGTAAAAAATTACTGACACCAATTTCACCAACTTTTTCTGCTTCATTATACGCTTTTCTTAAAGATATTATTACTTTTTCATTATCATCTAATAATTGACCGGCCATTGACACTCCATCGGGAATAGTTGTAGCATCTGAAATTGTAGTCAATTCGGAAAATCTACTAAATGATCCGGGAGCATATTCATCTAATGATCTAATATGTTCTGCCACTGCATCTGTGGCTTCCCAAACTTCATCATAGATTTTATTAAATAGCTTATGATATTCGTAGAAGTCTGCACCCTCTACATTCCAGTGATAATTATGAGTTTTTAAATAAAATGCAAATGTATCAGCCAAAACAACTTTTAATGCATCAGTTAGTTTGCTCATTAGGATCTCCTTTTATATAATTTCCACTCATATTACGAATAACAGAACCATCTTTTTGAGAAACCCAGCCAATGATAGTATATCCCCGTTCTTTCCAATCTGGAGCTTGTGATATCAAAGATTTATTATATATTACAACAAATTGTTTTATACCACTTCTATGATAGTATTTATTTGATAAAATATAAGCACGATCATTTGGATCTTGTTGTTGAGAAGCCATATGTTCTGCGGCTTTATATGCTTCTAATTTATTATTATGCATTAATCCCGGATTTTTCAAAATATCTTGTTCTTGGCCGGGGGAACCGGCAGGAATTGCATTAACCGAAGAATCTTCTTTTAATACGGAAATAAATCGAGAACTTATTACTGACCAATCTATAATTTTATAAATGTTTTTTAGATATTCTTTTTTATCGGCCCGATAATCTAAAGCCCAGGCGTGTTCCCACCAATCAATCAAAAGCATAATCTTCATGCCCGGATGATATTCGTGATTATGAATTACATGAATTTTACAAGAATCATCAAGATAAATCCAACCAGACCCTTGAATTTTCATAGCTTCTTCTTCAATTTTATCTTGAAGATTTGCAAAAGAACCATATATTGCTTCTATTTTATTTTTTACAGTCCCTGTAAAGTTTGATTTATTCGGTTCACAGAATTGACTAAAATATAAATTATGAAGAATAGCCCCCCCAAAATTAAAGTCTTTATCGCCTTCATTTTTATTATACCTTTCAACATACTTAGATGCTAGACCACGATAATGATAATCTATGGTATCTTTACTCATAACGGGTTCCAAGTCAAAATCTTGATATCTCAATTTTTTTTGAACTAGTTTTATTTTTTGTTCTGTAAATGATCCAAAATTTTTCATTATAATTCTTCTATGAAATTCCAAGAACAAACAACGTTAGCGGTTCCTCCAATACTGCCCGGCAAGTTTTGAATACAAAGAGTTAATGTGGCAGGATTTCCATTTATATCAGAACCCAGATTGTATGTTCCGGGTATACCATCAAATGTTGTTGATCCTGCGCCAGAAGCTGTTAATCCAGATAATATAGTCAATCCGCCGGTTATTGTAGCAGTATTACTCCAAGTCCAATATCGACTAGACCTACCAGTATTTGCATTAATTAATGCAGAATTTCCATTATAGGCATAAGTTCCATTAACATTTGCATTATATACTATAGTGTATAAAAATGTATCTGCTGTAGCATTTTTTCCTTGATTATTTTGATCTATAATTGTAAATTCTCCAGGAGAAATATCAGAACCTATCCAAGGAGAACCTGCTCTAAGCCCGATAGTCAAAACAGGCGTTAATGTAGTACCAGGAATATATCCAGAAACATTGTATGCTGTTGTAGGAGAAGGATTACTTGACAATTCCGCGTCTGATTGAAAAGCAATTCCTGACATATTAAATACTGGTGTTGTTGTGGTAAATGAACCGGTAGATCCATTTAATATTTCACGTCTTAATGGAAGACTATTATCAGTAATAAATGTAGTATTACCTATAAGTGAAGGAGAAGAGTAACTTTGAATATGGACAATTTGTGGTCCAATTGGTGTTCCTAGACCAAATCTAACTCTTCCAGTTCTTCCTCCAATTAAATCAAACCAAAAAGTATAATATTTGTTCAATCCAGTAGTAAAGATATTCATACCAGATGGTCCTGTACCATCTAATTTATCTTGATTAAAGCTATTAGCATATACTCTATCTTCAACAATAGAACCATTTGCCACTTGACGCCTTACAACTACTGCTAAAGTATTTGCTGATGTGTTTCCTTGTTCCCAATATATTCCATTATTAATATCAAAAAGTCCAGTTCTACGAATAACACCAGATTCTCCAGCAGTAACTTCATAGTTTACTGTAGTATAAAGAGTATGTGATGTTCCTGGTATAATTTTATATCTATTATATGTTTGTTTATATGCATACCCACCAGCAGTATTACCACTCGTCATTTGTATTTCTGATGTATTGGCAAGGAATATACTATTAGAATTAGTTCCATTCAGTATTTGTGACCACCTGTATAGTATATCATCATCAACTACAGGAACGAACCAATTCTGACTACTAGTAGTAGATATTCTTAATTTTGATAGCGCGTCTGTGGACCACGTAGGCGCCTGTTGAGTATATACATAGTTTGTTGTATTTGATATAACATCAACAGGTATTGGAGCCGAATTACTTACGGGTATTGTATTAGCAAAATACAATAAACTGTTTACTGAATTTGGAAAATTATTAATCGCAACAGGTAATGCTTCGGCAGCAGTTATACTATCGCCATTGCTTTGATATATTGATATTTGATTAGAAGTTTGTATAAAAACATTGCCTATAACTTCAGTAGTAAAAGGACTGAATGTAGTAAATAAAGGATTAACATTGTTAATAGATGAGCCATCACTATTAAAAATGAGAACATTAGATGTACTTGGAAAATTATTAATCGCAACAGGTAATGCTTCGGCAGCAGTTATATTATCGCCATTGCTTTGGTGTATACTTACATTAGATGCTGTGGTGACATTGACATTGCCACTGATAGAGATAGTATTATTACCAATATCTACAGGAAGTCTAGATGAAGCATTAATAGCTGAACCATTACTATTAAAAATAACAACATTACCAGTAATTGGAAGCGGTTCTGTATTGCTAATAGAATTTGTATTACTATTAAAAATAGAAACAGAATTTGTAAATACATATGACATTATATAATTCTCCAGCCACTACGATAGATAAATGTCAAACTCATATTATTGATACCCATTATTACCGTTGTATTATTATCTATAGAGCCGCCCGCAGGAGCAGTTACAGTTATATTATTTATTGAACAATTTCCACTCTCATCTTTTATTATTATTTGTAAACCGTTTTTATTTGTTTTTGGTAATGTAATGGTACATGCTGTTGGACAATTAACTCCAATATAATAATCTTTTTTATTGGCTGTATAATCTGTAGTTACTAAAACTGTTCTAAGCGTAAGTTCATCAATAGAGCCTGCTCCGCCGCCGCCCATTTGTGAAATGCGTGAAGCAAATTGATGTAAATCCAAAACTGATTTTTTAAGAAGATCCATTTCTTTGCGAAATGCTGGAGGAACTTCATCTTTTGGTAATTCATCTGCTGGAATTTTATCAATAGATTTACTGATAGCTTCTACTGATTTACTGACAAAATCATCTGGAAGTTGAGGTTGTTTTTCTACTGGTGTATTTACTGGTTGAGTTATTTGTCTTGTTGTAGAATTTCTTGCATCTACAAAAGACTCTTCTACAGGAGTATCTTCTTTTATTTCTTTTATTTCTTCTAAATCGAGTATTTCTTGAATAGCTGGTTGTTCAATTACCTTTATGGGTTCATGATCAATAACTTTTACAGGTTTAATTCCAAGAAGAGCATTTTCAAAACTTTCTAGTAGTTTTCTTTCTCTTTCTTTTTTTTGTATATTTTTTTCAATTTTTTCAAATGTAGAATCAGAAACTTCCGGATTACCTAGAAGTCTAGACCAGCTATCTAGAAGTTTCTGTTCTTTTTCATTCATTAGTGGCCCGAACTTCCACTTTTACCTGGTGGTAACATATTAATTGTTCCATCTGCCATTCTAATAGGAACAAGAGATGAGAATACTTTTTTACGTTTACCAGACGTACCTTCTGGTACAGATAATTCAGTTACAACATTATCATCATATTCTATTTCATTATTCAAACGCATACCTGAACGAGCAGGCCCAAATAATGGTGAAGGTTCTTGAGAAGGTGGATTATTTTGAAATCTTTTTATAAGTTTATCTTTTAATCTTTGTCTCTGAGGAGACTTTGGATCTTTTGGTGAAGTACTAATAGCAGATGAATATGCAGAAAGCATTGTTCTTCGACTAAGTTCATCAATATTTTCAACTTCTTCTTTTACGATAGAAAGATATTTTAATCCACTGTGGGGTTCATTATGTAAGGATCTTTGAAGTTTAGCCAAAGCATCGTGTTTATTTGGTGATCTAATATAATGATGAACGGTTTCACGTTCTTCTGTTTCTGGATTATATGTATTAGATTTTAATTTATGAAGCGGCCATTGTAAGTTTGATCGGCGCTCATCTGTTCCAACTTTTTCTTTTTGTATTTTTTTTATAACTCTTTGCATGGCGCCCTTTGCTTTTGCTTTCATTGGACTGCCTTTGGCGCCTTCCTCAATATCGTGAGGCTTTACTATTTTAGAATTCATTTTCTTTTTTCCTTTTGCTTTTTCTGGAACAGTTATTAAATTATCCATTTTATCATATATTGGAAATCCATCTCCGGCAGCACCTCCGGTATCACCTCCACCAGTAGGTTCAGTGAACCCGCTCTCTCTGACATCTTTAAATTTCTTTTTTAATTTATAATTTTTAGAATCAGGATTTTTTGATAAAATATAATTTTTTCCTCCATCTTGGCGGCCGCCATCTACTAAATCTGCTCCACCCCATCCGCCCGACGTACCTTCTCCGCCGATACCCTCTTCATCCACATAGGTTTTTACGATCTTCATGGCTTTACGTCTCTGAAGTTGTTTTTTATTATCTTCGGGTTCTACAGTCTTATCATAACCGATTGGTTTATCTTTTGCGCTTTTTCTATCAAAAGGAACGTTGTAACGAACCGATTCATATGGATTATCTGTTACTTGAGTAGTATTGCCTGCGCCAGAACCCGATTTATTGCCAAATGTAGCATTCATTCCCATTATTTGCTTATCCTTAAAATTTGGCGCCTTTTTATACTTCTTTGGTTTGGTCTCTTCAAACTGATTTTTAGATCCGGCATTTTGAGGATTTTGAGGTTGAGCGGGTCTCGTTCTAGCATTATTAGCGTACTGTATACTCTGATTGTGTAGTTGACCAGCATGTATTTCTTGTTTATTATGCGCTGTTGTAATTTTTGCCCTTTGTGCTGCAGCTTCTGCTGTTCTCTTGGCTGAAGCTTGTACGGCTGCTGCTGCTAACTTAACGACCTTGGCGCTGTTTTTTGCCGCCTGTGATGCTTTCTGAATAGAAGCTTTTTGATAAGCTACCGCTTCTGGTGGAGTAGACACTTCTGGTTTACTTCTAAATCCAGGAGCATTTCCAGTCCTAAAACTCGTCTTAATGGGTTTATTAGTCTTAGGAATGCTAGTAATAGCGGCTGAAGTCTTAGAAGAAGTGGGTTTGCTTGAAGATTCCATGATTAATCCTTATGTACTTTACATCCAACACGGCCACACTTATCGCAAGGTTTTTCTTTAGATGGTTTTGGAGGAGCTAATCCAGAACGAACATCATCATACATCTTCTTCACATCGTCTGGTTTCATAGTGCTGGGTGCACCCGCTGCAAAGTTTTCATATTTACCGTTTTGTGCATGTAGTCTTTGATTTGAAGCAGATACTCCAGCAGTGCCTTCGGCATCCGGATCTCTTTCCCCTGCTGAATGTAGATTTACTGATTTAAAATTATAATACCCATGTGTACCATGCTGGCCATTATATTGATTTATGAGTTTTTCATACTCTGGAATGCGATCAGATCCAGCAACCATATGTAAGTCTGTAACACCGTTTTCATGAAGTCTAGAAAGTTGATGTAATAGGGTTGGATGATCTTTGTCTGCTACCTGAGTAACGACATCTGGAAAAGCTTTCTTAGCGTGTTCTTCTTTTTGTTCTGGAGTAAGAGGATTCTTCTTGTTATCATGAGTCCTAGATAAAATCATACTAGAAGTACCGTTATATTTTTTAGCAAGTTTCTTGACTAGATTATACGCAACTTCATGCCCAGCGTGTGGTGGATTGACTCTACCAAAAAACATCACATGATGCCGACGATGCATATTTGTCGGATCAACAGATTCGGCCCATTTTGTAGGAGCAGTAGAAGGAGGAGTAGCCGTTTGTGTGGTTTGATCAGTATGCCCCAAAGCTTTTTTGATAGAATTTCTATCTTCTTGGTTTTCAAGATTGATATTGGATGGATTTAATTGTGTTGGAGAAAACTGTACAGTCAAATTCCCCGATGAATGTTTTCCTCTAACACGAAAACGTCCCGTTCCAGTTGCAGGAGGAAGATTAGTTCCTGTTCTATCTTTTTCTTGGGATAATCCTGCTCTATATGTTCCATGTGTTCCAACATGAAGTACGTCTACACCATGATCTTTCAAATAGGCATGCATGGGAGATAAATCTGTTTCTTGACTATAAACATTACTTTGCCCGCTCAATGATCTTGTGCCTCTAGTTGGAGGAGGAACAGTTTCATTGATGTGGTCTAAAAAAGATTTTCCACTCTCATGATGCGAATTTTCTATTGCCCTAGCAAATTCTGGATGCTGTCTTCTAACATTATCAGAAATATGCCATTCGCCTTTTTCTGGATCATGGTTTAGCGTAAGTTGTCCAAATGCCGCTCTAGTGCCGCTGTGTTTAACTTCACCATGATACACATTTGGTTCGTCTTCACCTGCTTTTTCTCTTTTATTGAGAAGTGAAAAATCAATACCTTTGGTAGATCCGGGAGGCTTTTCATCTGAAGATATCATATTATCATTTTTTAAAACATCATGAAACTTCCCTTCATATGTAATTCCTCGATTTTCTTCATTAAGTATTTTATATGATATAAACTTTGCAAAACTTTCAGTTCTCATTTGAACGTCAGGATTAACTAGAATTTGATTGGGATGTTCACCAGTCATAGTTCTACCATTATTGATAGCATTACTTTGACCCTTAGCAGCGTTAAGTCGCTTCATAATTTTGTCGAGAAAATCTCCCATTAGACTTTAGCTCCTAGTGTCTTTGATGCTCTAAGTACCGCTGAGCGGGCCCTATTTGCTGCCGAAAATCCCTTGCGATCTACAATCTTTAAACCACCCGCGACAAATCCTTCTGGGCCAGTTTCTTCTCCGTTAATCGCATGGCCATATCCACCATGGGCAGTCTTTGCTAATGCTTTAGAAAGCAAATTGGTTGCTTCTTGAACATGACCATGGATTTTAAATGATTTGTCAAATGCCTTTTTATTTTTATTTACATGTGCTAAAGCAGCATCTCTTTCAGCGGCTTTGACATCTTTTGTTTTTTGTGTTTTTACAGAATCGATTCGTTTTTGATGATGCTTATTTAAATGATTAATATATCCTTCAGTTGTTGGAGTTTCTCCACTAGTAACAGTAGAATTGATATATGATCTAAGAGTATCTTCGTGTCCTACATGATGATCATGAGTATGATTATTCATGAGTTTTTGAGCCTGATTCAAATGATTTAAAACCCGGCGTTTCATTACAGGATCAATATTATGCTGTTCATCATGAGATACTAGATGACTTACAAGATGAACATCAGGATGCTCTCCAAACTCAGAAAGGTCCGTAACAGGATGAGCTTCCCTGTTCGGACCCGTAAGTTCTGAATGAATAACCGTACTGACTTTAGATTGTTGAAGTTTCTTACCCTCTTTGGTGTTAGTCGGTACAGAATATTCAATTGTATTTGGTGTATGACTTATTCTTCCATTAGAGATAGTCCTTGTAGATGGATCGCTCATATATCCGCCTTGCCATTCTCCTTCACGTTTAGGAAGAACTTTAGGAAGATGCTCTAGAAGAAGTTTTAATGGGTGTGCTAAGTAAGGTTTATGACCATGTTGTTTATCAATGTCTTCTGGACTAAAATTGTATTGAGCACCAGCGCCCTTATACTTTACACCAACTCTGCCATCTTTATCTCGCATGACTTGATAAGACAGCTTATCATCAATTTTACGCGAAATAGGAGTAGAACTTTCGGTTGCACCCTTAAGAGTATCTATAGCATGTTGAGCAGCATCGTGGCCATCAAATGTTCTATCGGCCGGGTGTTCAATATGCTGTATGCCACCTGCGGGTGATCCTTCAATCAAAAAAAACTTGAATGTAAGCATGATTATACCTTATTTAAGAATATAAGGTATTTATATTATAACCAATCTGGCTTTTCTCTTTTTTTCCAAGCATGAAGATGAATTTTTGCTCGTTTATAATATTGGCGATAATTTTCTATTGGATTATCGCTGATAATATATTCTGGTGCCATAGCAGAAGGTGGAATAGTAAAGTCCCAATCTTTTAGATTATACGGTGGTGATTGTAAATGAAATCCTAATCCACTAGATTTGACTTTATGAATTTTTTCATATCGATATTGATATTCATCCATAAGGGCAAACATATGATCTACAAGCCAAGAATAATTTTCAATCGATCGCCGACACCAAACGGCACTAGGATGATTGGTGTGTGTGGCCGAGTACATAATGTTTTCACGGGCATCATTTAATCTCCACCGCTTAACTTTACGTCCAGTCTGTGTTTGATCAACATATTGTTCACCATCAAGAACACGGTGTGCTGTTGACAATAATTGCGCCGACTCAAGAATCATTTTTACACAATGTTTATCAACTAGACACTGTGCGGCAATATTAGGATTAGAATCTACATAAAAAATATTCATAATTTATCTATTTGGATTAATTAATCGTCATAATTAATTACATTAACAAATTGCCACTTTTTTTCGGTTGTCCAATCTTTAAGATACTCATTATCTCTATCAAAAAGTTTTAGATATTCATCATCAGCAATTTCACGAGAAGATGTAATCGTTTCTCCAATATGATATTGTGAAAATTCTTTAAAATTTTCATTATAATCGCCCAATATATTCATTGTAACTTCATCAAGAGCATGTTCTTCTTCTTTTGCTTCTATGACATATCGCTCACGAAACATAGAAATTGTTTCCACCAAATATCGCGGCATAATTTATCTCCTAAAAAAATTTTTAAATATAATAAACAATATTACAAAAGATACTAAAAATACTGTAATGTGTGGTTCAATATTAAGATTCGTTCTTTGTATATCCATTACTCTTAGCCCATAAATGTAAATCTTTTGAGGTATAAATTGCATTATGAAGTTCCATATATCCACAATCCATACCAATACCATATGACTCGGGTCCAAAATTAAATACATCATATAACACCCAACGATATGTTCCATGATCTTTTAATTCACCCTGAACCAATCGCTTAATTACAGAATAAAATGCTTTAAGCTGATCATCATAAGATAAATTTTCCCAGAATTCATTGTTGGCTTTTTCTTCCTCAAGTGTTGCTTTTTTGATATTTTCAGTAAGTTCTTTATATTCTGGGCTACTAAAAAAATCTTTCATACTGGTTTTGTTTTCTTCAGACACGGGATTTCTTTCTTTTAGATTTAACTTTAGCTTGTTCTTCTTCGGCTCTTTGATATTTTTTTTCTAATTCTTCAGCCACTCTTTTTTTAATAGCACCCATTATATCATCTTTATTATATTCTAACACATAAATCCACATATGTTTTTTTTCATCATATATTGGATTTTCTAATATTGGCCAACCTAATGCATCTCTACACCATCTACAATGAATAAATGCTCCAGTTTTTGTATATGCTGAAAATGTAGATTTTACCAAATTCATAGATAATCATATCCTTCTTCATCAAGAGAATAACATACATTTTTAATGTTAAACGTAGCTATTGCCCTTTGGCAACCTACACACGGCTTTGCTAATCCCGATATAAGACGTCGTTTTTTCTCGTTTTCCCACTTAATTCGATATACATACAACGTCGATTTCGATACGATTTCGGCGTCATATTTACGAATTGCATTATAAATTGCATCGGTTTCTGCATGAAGAAAAATGGCATCAGAATTTGTGCCATATTTTTTTTGAAAAGGATGAGACTTGTTTTTGTTGGTTCCAATTGAGATAATGTCATTTTTATAAACTAAACCGGCGGCTAGCCGGGCCCTCGCAAAAGGTTCAACTGATTCCGCAACTTTCGAAAGTGCGTTCATTATATCTGTATCGTTCATTTAGATTCAAAATCCATCCTTTAGTCGGGTCAAAATATGTTACATAATCATCATATCTACAAGATGATAAAAAATCAACCATTTCTTTTTGTTGTTCAAATTTTACTTCATATTGCATTTTGTACTCCTATTCATAATCTCATTATATTATATTTTAATATAAATGTCAACTAGGATACCATGTTCCGGCAAAAAGTTTATTTTGATCGGACACAGGAATAAATTGAATATGATCCATATCTCTAAATGTGTGAGGCTTATTTGGTTCTCCCCAATCACCTCCCCATATTAAACCTTGATTTTTTGCTAACTTACCGAGAAATGAAAAGTCACCAAAAAAGGAAGGTTCGCCATTGACTTTTTTTACAATATCAACAGCCAACCCGTAATGATGTACACCAACAGTTTTTAATTGTGTGGCTTTTGCCTCATATAACTGAAGTTGTCTTTCACTGCTTCTAAAAGTTTCTAAAACCATAAGAGGCGCTTCATTCTTTTCAGATTCAATAAGCAATGCCTCTATTTTTGTTCTAAATGCAGGAAACAACATATTAAGATCATTGACTCTATTTGTAGTATGAAATAAAGGACTTTTTTGAATTACATCTATATAAAAATTACTCATTAATTACTCCATTAATATTTTTTATAATAAAGATGTCTAGGACCGGCTTCTCCAAATAAGCATTTAGATAAAAAAAGAGCATCTTTTAGAGTCGTAGAGTTTAATTCTAACATCTCTATTTTTTTATTATTAGGATTAACATATGCTATCATATATTTTTTTACGTATTTCTCAGATTGTTCTTCCATTGCGTTTTAATCCATGATAGTCATAATAACTATTAATGATATTTATTGCTTTATCAATCCACCTATCACGCTTTTGCTGAAAAAATTGAGGACTATCATTGTCTACAGCTATTAAAACGCCAAGATTAGTTATAGGATTGCCTGTACATTCTTCATACATAACTGCATAACACGCGGTTTGCATAAAATACCCATCAATCCATTCTATTTTTTTTGGACGATTGGACGTTTTCCAATCTAAAATAAATCGCTTATTTCTAAACTTAGCTACACAATCTACCGTTCCCGCTACTCCAAGATGTTTTGAAAATAAAGGAACTTCTATTCCATAAACTTCTTCAATATCATCTAAATATTCTTTAACAGAAGTAAAAAGATCAATTGTTCCTATATCTAATGATTTAAAATCAATTTGCTTATTATTAAGATAATCTTCAATTATAGAATGAAGCTTTGTTCCTCGATTTGCCGCTTTAGTTGAAATTCTATTGGCTTCTTCTTCACCAACTCTTTTACGCCATTCTATTAAACCTTCTTTTTTTTCCCAACCAAGAACGGTAGTAACACTGGGCGCTTTAGTTCCATCAGGAAGAACATAAAAGCGCCCAGCATCAGTATCTTCTCTATTGAGCAAAAGCGGGGTGTAAAGGTTGTGCGCGAATTGTTTTTGATTCATATTGTTCTTTTCTAATAATATATTCTTTTATCATTTTACTTCGGACTATGTCCTCAATATCAAATTCAACTATTCCAAAACTATTCATTCCCGAAAGAATTTTTACAAATTTATAAAATCCACTTTCTTCTCTTCGAAGGTCATTTTGATTGCAATCGCCGGAAAAAATAATTTTACAGTTTTCTCCAACTCGTGTAATCACTGAATGAAGCTCTTCAAAATTCATATTTTGAAATTCATCTACTATAACTATACAATCTTTTAATGTAATTCCTCTAACAAAAGAAGAAGTCATAAACTCTATGACGCCTTTTCTTTTGAGTAATTCATATGCATCTCCACGCCCTAAAAGCTCGGTGCATATTGAATAATACGGTGATTCATATACTAAGGCTTTTTCTCTAGCACTCCCGGGTAAAAATCCCATATCTCTGGTTGGGACTACCGATCTAACAATGACTACTTTATTGTATTCTGATTGTTTTGATAATAATTCTTCAAGTGCAAGATAAAGCGCACAAAACGTTTTACCCGTACCTGCTGTTCCATATAATAACAAATTTTTATCATCATCATATAAATCAAAGGTTCGTCTTTGATTTTCTGTTATTGGTGTTATTCTGGCTAATTTCAAATTGTTTTGTTCTTCAAGTGGTTTTACTCTTAATAATTTATTTTGTTTTCTTGAAGTTCTGTTAGCCATGGGACTCCTTTTAAGGTTACTATTGAGTCACTTGCACATAAAAAATTTTTATACCATCGATCCCCCGAGTTTCTTACGAACTCTGTTAAGAGCATTTCTGGTTTTACTTTCTTTGATGCCTTTTGAACCATATCTTTCGGCAAGTGGTGTTGTTGGATTGGCTTCAGCAATCCTAGAAAAAACTTCTTTCATTCCATTATCGGGACGTATACGATCTCCGACACCACCAATAAGATTTATAGATACAGGAACTTTTTTAATATGTGGATTTTTTTCTAAAAAAACATCTGCCTCAGAGATGCCCATTAAATCATCCCATTGTTCTCCAGTATTATTATCATGGAACGTATAAATTGGCATCATGTCTCCTTTAAAGTATTTATTTCATCTAATACTTCTATCACAAAATAATCAGATTCATTCCAATAGGCTCTAAATTTTCCAGGATAAGAAATTCTCTCTGCGGCATGAGTATAAACATAATGTAATGACTTAGCTTGTTCATTATCAAATTTTAAAATCATTAATCTGCCTGTCTTGTAATAAATGTTTTTCTAATTTTATTTGGTTTAAAATATTGATTTACTGTATCTATCACGTCTTGTATATTATATTCTTGACACGAAAAAACATCGAGATACAATTCACAACTATTATCACAAAAATGTGCCGTTATATTACTAGTTTCAATGAGTTGAATCACAGTCCAACCGGCAAGATGTTCTTCATTATGCCCAAAATGAACAATTTGTGGTTCTCCATATGGAATCATATTGATTTTTTTTACTAAATATTCAATCCACGATCTTAAAATTTCCGGAGATGTAATTGATCTCTTATCACATCCTGAGCAATCGAGAAGGGTATGATATCCCCAATATGACATAATATATTACTCCTTATTCATAATCATCATCGGATAACCGAATTAAATCATCGATACTTTTTGTTTTAATAGCAGAAGTAATTCGCTTATTCTTTTTTCGTTCTCGATATTCTTCATAAGCATAAGAATCATATTCATCTTCATTATAATCATCATAATATTTATTTACTTTTCTACTTTTGCTCATTTTTAGTTTAGTCCATCCTTATGCTGGAATTTTTGCTTTTGGTTTTGTTGCTGGCTTTTTTGGAGTTAAAGTTTCTTGTTTAATTTCCAATTTTTGTGGAAGTAATTGTGGAAATGTATCTCTTACTAAATCTTCATCAATATTTGAATAAGGCAACTTTTTATCTTTTACAGCTAAAATTAATTTGGCATCTGCTGGATCAAGAGACTCAAGCATATTTATAAAAAGTGCTTCTCTTTTTGCACGAGAAACATTTGGATTTCCGTCTCCAATAAACAAATACATTTTCCTAAGACTTTGATAAAGCATTGCCTGTTGATCTCCATATTGGCACGGCTTATATGGAGGATCGCCTGCAGGAAGATTAAATACAAGGTTTGGATCATACGCTAATCTTAGAATAGCCATTACTCCTTGATTTTGAATATATCCCGCCAACATGTTTTGTCTTGTATTACGATCTTCTTGCAAATCAATTTTATCAAAAATTTCTGATATACCTAATTGCATTATTTTTCTCCAAATATAGTTTTAAAATATAATGTAGCATCTTTAGCGTATTGTATCCATAGCTTTTGATCTTTAATTGGCAATTTATAATAATTTGATTTTTGATATCTCATGGTATATAAATTAAATGCAATTTTGTTATAATCAAAAGTCATTTAGGTGTTCCATTAAATTTTTGAGTTTATTAGCTACAAAATAATTAAAAAGTTTACTACGATCTTTATTTTGAGAAGAATATTGTTCTAAAATTTGATTTGCAATATCATCAGGAACAAAATCTAAATCAATAAGTTGTTGATTGCGCTTATAATTTCTAAGCATATATTCATCACAAAAATTTTTCGGTTCTTGTAAAATCCAGCCAGCCAACTTTTTTGAAGTAACCGGCGTTTGTCTAATTCCCATTACAAATGCATTATCTGGAGATAAAAAATTTGGTATACCATCTCCAGCATCACCTCTAATAATGTGTTCCTTTAAAAAGAGGTCTGGATTGTCACAGACAATAAATCTTTTTAGAATAGGACTATATTGCTTAACATTTGGATATTTTTGCAATTGAGCAAAATCTTTATCACCAGAAAGAATTAAAATCTTTTCTTGATAAGAAAATTCTTTAGTTAAAGTTGCAACGATATCATCGGCTTCAGCATGATCTACCTGAATTACCTTATAAGGCATAAAATCTTTTATTTCTTGGCGAATTTTATTTAAGATTTCAAATAGTGAATTCCAATCTAGTTCAGAAGCATCACGATCTTTTTTGCGATTGGCCTTATAATAAGGATATATTTCTTTACGCCAATAATGCTTATCATCACAAGCAATAATCATTTCTCCATAATCATTAGAAAATTTTAATCTATGATTACGAAGAGAATTCAGAATCATATGTCTGACAATATTTTCTTCTATTTTAATGTTTTTATGATTACCAATCTGCGCCATTAGCGTAGAAATCATAATCTGAGAAAAGTCAACGATTATCACAATGTTACCTCAATTAATTTATATTCTAATTATATAATATCAAAAATAAATGTCAATCGTCATTTTTAAAATCTATAAGTTCTTCTGCTGCTATTTGCAAGCCATGATTTATGCCCATTGATTTTAATATAAGAGATTTTAGAGATTCTGATACAAACATCATATCTTTTATATAAGCAGCATCATTAAAATCAAATCCTACAATATTCAATTTAAAAAAAAGTTCTTCTAATATATCAGACACCATAAATTCTACAAAATCTATTCTATTTTGAGTAGCTTGCTCCATAAGTTCTTCTAATGAAGCAGAATTTATAAAATTTTTATTAATGCCTGGAAATTGAATTATATTTGTTGTTTTTGATTCATTTATGACTGGAGCAGTATTTTGCATAAAATTATCTAAACCCCATCATTGTTATTTGTTTAATGTATATTTTCAAGACTATTTTATTGATGCTGGATTAATGACATTCACCATATTACGCCAGGCGGATGCACCAGTAGAAGATAAAGGCCATGGCGCATTAGCATGTCCAGCATTTTCACCGCCGGGACAATCGAAAATCAAAAGCATATTAAAATTGACGGGAACTTGATATGACGTTTTACCGAGTAAGTAGTTTGTTATTGAATTAAAAAAAGCCGATTGATTTTGTGGTAAAGCCGCAGTTTCAGCAATACCACATGATTTGCCTCGATTACACCAATATGTTAAATTTGCTGGTAAAGGATTAGTTGTTGCTGTAAAATCTTCTTCTTCTGTTCCAGCAGGATAATGATCAAACATTATTCTATCTACATATACATCTCCAGGATAAAAAGGAAGTACCGCGGCCGGAACTCTCGGGGCGGCTGGAACCCAAGCCCATAATACATTTGTTGCTCCTTCTTGAACAAATATATCATGAATATGCTGCCATCCTGCAACAAACCCGGCGGGATTGCTTTGAGTATTACAGCTATGAATATCAGAAATATTAAATTCCCACCCCGTTCCTCTAAATAAAATAGGATGACCAAAGGCGGCGGCCGCTTTAGCAAAATTACGATAATATACATCATCCGCGCCGGCCAATAATCTAGCCGGAGTATCACATCTTACATTAAGAACTGGAGTAATTCCCAAAGCATACATTTTATTTAAACTATCAATTGGAAATTTTCCTGGATCTTTTGGATCAACTACACCATTATTAATCCAACAATGAGCATACGTTGGATATGTTCCTGTCAAACTTTTAAACGCGGCCATTTGACGAACTGTTCTAGAACAATCATCTATGTCTGATTTTTGCACAGATAATCCTTCTGGATTAACATATGCTCCAAAATAAACGGCTGGTGTGGCCAATGCGGGTTTACATATTAACAAAGTTGCCAAAATAGCAAATATTTGTAATAGTTTCATTATGTTTTCCTTTATTAATTAATAAAACATATTTTTTATAGTTTTATGTATTTATTTTAACACTCGCAATTGATACGACTTCCATGATCATAAAAAGCAAAATCATAAATTCTACATTCAGTATCAGTGGTGATTGATTTAATCACTTTTTCTCTTTTATCTTTAGGAACATAAAAAACAAAGAATCCTCCGCCGCCGGCGCCCATCAATTTACCACCAAGAGCTCCATTTTCCATAGCTTTTAAGTATATCATATCAAAATAATTGCTAGTAATATCTTTTACAACTTCTTTTTTATCTATCCAAGATGAATGAAGCATATCACCAAAACTATCAAAATCCCCATCAGCAAGATATTTAGAAGCACTATAAGCTTTATCTCTAGAACGACAAACTAATTTAAATTTATCAGCATCTTTCATGGCGGTTTGTTGTTTTTGCAAAATGCTATTGGCGGATCGGCTTTTTCCACTATATACCAATAAAAGATTATCTTCTAATTTAGTAATATCTTTACGCAATATATTTATACTATTAATAGAAACATTTCCATCTTTTTCAAATTCGAATAAATTAAATCCACCATATGCGGCTGCATATTGATCTTGTTTACCAACCGGATAATTACACTTATTCATTTCAATTTCACATGCTACATCGGCTAAATACTTTCGAGATGAAATTTCCCAACGAGAAGATGATAAAGCATTAACTAATCCGACAGTAAATGCAGAAGAAGAGCCTAATCCTGAGCCTTTTGATATAATATCAGATATTGAAGCAATGGTAATTTCTTTATCTATAGAATAGTATTTTAGTGCTTCTTTAGTAATTAGATGTTGCATATCCTCAATATCTTTAAACTCTTCAATTGAGTCATACATAATTTTGATTCCAAGATGAGGAGTTTTGTGAACCATAACATAAATAAATTTATTGATAGTTACGGATAATGCAGCACCTTTTTCTTTACTATAAAATGATGGCATATCACTTCCACCAGAGAAGAAACTTAAACGAAGTGGAGTTTTTGAAATGATCATGGTGTTGTCTTAAAAATAAACATTTCTTTAGGCTTTTTTCGTGATTCAATAGTTGGATATTGTTCAAGCAATGCTTTTAACATAATTTCCCATTGGGTTTTAATTCTGTTAATGTTATATCTACCATCGACAAAAAATTTATTGAATCCGATTATATCAGAATAGTTTTCATCTTTAATTAGTTGTATTGCAGCATCTAAATGACTGGAAAATATGTTGGCATGTATATTCTGATCTTCACGATTTCCTTGATACATAAGATTTAATCCACCAGATGTTTCTGATAAAGCTCCATAATTTGGATGAACACAAAGAAGTCCCGCAGACATTGATTCAAGCATAGCTCTACAACTCGTTTCAAGCCATATCGATGGATATGCAAAAATATGATATCCATTTAACTCTTCTCTAAGTTTATCGTTTGGTACAAATCCATGATATGTCATTTGAGGATGATTAATGACCTCATTATATAAAGGCTCAAACGATTTATCTGCATCATCCCAGCCATATATCTTAAAACTTGAATATACATGAAGATGAAGTTCTGGATATTTTTTGGCCAAATGTTTAAATACAGGAATTAATATTTCTAGACCACGCTGGGGCGTAGATGTATAAACTAAATGTATCTTACTATCATTTGGTTTAATCAAGGCAGATGATGGAGCCGGATCAATACCAGACTCTAATACAATAGATTTATTATCATAAGGAATTCTATGAATAAGCTGATATCGTTGATATTGCCAATTACTAATAAAAACATATTTATGAAAATTGTCTTGAAACTGTTTATCTTGGAATTTTTGTGATTCTGGATCTTCTGGCAAATCATGACACCAAAAAATACGGATCTTTTCCATATCTAAATCTCTTGGGCGAGAACAAATAATTTGAAAATTACTTAAAAGTTCTGGATCAAGTAATTCTGCAAGCTTACGTTTAGCAATTTCTGTTCCGCCATTAGCTTTAGCTGAAATTTCATTTTCTTCAAATGCCATATTTTATTTACCTTTCATACATTTTATATAGTGTAGCCTGATGCCACAGCATCATTAAAGAACATTTGACAAGTTTCTTTAGAAAATTGTGTTGGATTTTTAATGCCAAATCCATGAACTTTCTTAATTAGATCGGGCGTCATTGTAATAATATGACAGCCACAACCATCCGCTTCAATATAGTTAAATGCCTCACGGGAACTGGCCCATAGAAATTCACATTTATTATGATTTGTATATTCATAACAATAATCAATACCATCTACAATAATATTAACGGGGTCAATACCAATATCAGCAAGACGTCCGGCAAATACCGACACAATACTTGGAACTTCTGTATTTAGATTATTAACAGCATTTTTAATCTGTTCAAGCGTAAACACTGCCGTGACATTTAATGAAATGCCTTCATCGCTGAGTTGCTTAATAAGATTGTATGTAGGTGTACCGTCTGTATGCATAATAGGGATCTTAACATATACATGATAACTATACTTTTTGCCCCAGCTATCAATTAGACGGGCCTGACGAATAATATCTGAATCATTATCCGCAAAAACTTCAAGACTTAAACATGTGTCAGGACGAAGACTTGCTAATTTTGCAATCAACGTATTGGCAAATTCTGTATAATCAGTAACACCGGCTTGACGCATAAGAGTAGGATTAGTAGTAAATCCTAGTATATTTGGATTGGCGGCGGCTTCAATGATACCATTCATATCGGCACCATCGGCAAATAATTTAATCATTTATTTAGACTCCATATCAGTGAACAAGCTTCAAAAACATTTTCTGCCTCATAATCGGGCTTAATATTTTCATATTCTTTTGGGCATTCATATTCATCGAATATGCCATTTTTAATCCATATAGTTTTCAGACCGGCATTGTGGCCGCATACCACATCTCTCCACCTATCGCCAACAAAAAAACTCTTAGAGATGTCTACATTATGAATACTACGTAAATAATCTATCATACCTGTATTGGGTTTATAACTATTTGATCCACGTATTCTAGATGAAATAACATCATCAAAACAAAAATATGTCATATAGAGTTTCATCATTTCATCATGAAATTCATCTGTAACTTCAGGATCGGGTTGATTAGTCACCATAAAGGTTTTATATCCAAGGTCTTGAATTAGAAGAATAGCTTGTTTTGAATTATTAAAAAATATAATATCTTTCATATTCCAAGCACCATGTGGTGGTGTGCCAACCATAGGCGATAATACACCATCTTTATCAAAAAAGACCGATTTTACCATTTCGTTTTATTCATTTGAAGAATTGGATGAGATACTAAACAATGCCATACTACTGCCTGAAAAGCTTCTGAGTGTGGTGTTATTCTAGTAGGTTCTACTATAGGTATGATAATAGAAACATCGCTATTGTGGGCTGCATATCCATCGGATTTTCCAACAATACTAAGAACTGTTCCAGTTTTTTCTTTAGCGTATTTGATTGCTTTGATCAAACCAATCGAAACATTCTTTTCTTCATTACCGCCTCCAACCGATAAAACAAAAATAGTATCATTTTTATTAAATCGACTTACTTGAAGAAACTGTTCAAAGATTGTATCAAACCCTTCATCGTTTGTTCGAGCAGTTAGCTCACTTGAATTATCTGTCGGGGCGTAAGCTTCAATATTACATAATTTACGAAGATCATTGACCATATGAGAAGCATTACCGGCCGAACCGCCTACACCAAGAACAAATACACGACCTTTATTAATTTGTGTTTTATGAAGGCTCTTGGCTATATCTTCAATTTTATTGGTATCAATTTGTGTTGCAATATCTACTACTTCATTAAAAAAAATATTACTAAAACTCATACTATTTAATCCTTTTTCTCAAATCAGTTGAACTATATGAATGCATTCTGGGAGAATTGAAAAAGATTGTGATTCCTTTATGGTCACAAATATCTTTACCAGTAAAATTAGTTTTATTATATTCATAACCCAAGAATCTAATATTTATGGGTAATGTGGCCATCATATTTTCTAAGTCTTTTTCTGTATCATATGGTACTATTTTATTAACAAACTTACATGCTGTTAATTGAATATATCGTTCAAAAACTGATTGAATGGGTCTTTGCTTATCATTTGGCCTATCAATAGTTGGATCTGTGTGTAGTCCAACTATTAAATAATTACAATTATTTTTACATTCTTCTAGCATTGTAATATGCCCGGGGTGTAATAGATCAAATGCCCCACAAGTAAATCCTACAATCATAATTTATTAATTTCTGGTTCTTCAATTTCAATATCTTCAATATATCTATCTTGATAATCTTTTGCTACTTCTAGACAAAAAGATAATACTGCCAATGGACTAATACGAGCAGCAATATTAATTATAATCCATTTTGCGACTACTGCTCGTATATATTCCCACCGTGTCAGTTTAGACATTTTGATACACTACAAAATTAATTATAGAATCCTTACGAAACGATCTCCAGTTGTTTGCTTCGGTATCCCAAACTGAAACTACATCTGTATTTTCTTTACGTTTTTGTGCTTGTTCTTCGGGATTAATTTGAATGGGTAAATATTTTTCATTCAAGGTACACAACATATTACGAATTGCACCATCTTTTTTTGTAAACTTGATTTGACAAATATTAGACTTTAAATCATCCATATAGTGTATTGGTAGTATCATTATTTTTAATCCTTTCAACTAATTCATTATATCCACCAATATATTTTCCGTCTTCAAAGATTTGAGGAACAGTTTTTGCGTGTGGTACTTCAGTAAGAAGCATCTCCTTAAAATATTCAACTTTTTCAATATTAAATTCCACATAAGGAATATTCTTAGAAGTCAAAAGATTTTTTGCCGCGGTACAATAACTACAATTTGTTTTTGTATATATCCAATATGACATATGGTTCCTTTCTTATAGAATTTTGGTGCGCCCGGAAGGATTTGAACCTCCAACCAGACCGTTATGAGCGATCGGCTCTACCGTTGAGCTACAAGCGCAAATTGGTTGTCCCGCCGGGAATCGAACCCAGATCCTGCAGTTATAAGCTGCGCGCACTAACCGTTATGCTACGAGACGTCAACATGTTATGATATAAAAGATATTTGTTTTTCCATATCTTTCATTTGAGAATATAATGCATTTACTTCTTTGCGTAGATTTTCAATTTCTTCAATAGCATCAAAAGCACAATTGGCTTCGGTATAAGCTCCTAATATATCACAAACTTCAGCATATGCACGAAGTCTATCAATAATGTCAGGCTTTTCCATGATTAAATTTGTTCCTTATAAAAAATCATTGGTCCGAGTTGTGTAGTTTTAATCATATGTTTCCAATTTGGATGAACATATATTGCGTGAAAAAATAATGCTCCGTTAGAAACATCATATGTGTTTTTTCTATATACATATTCAGCAATTTTATAGGCCTTTTGATAGACCTTTTGATTAATGTGAGGAAGCTTATTTGAACACACCCAAGAAAATTGGCAATGATTTCCGTGCTTTTGATATACAACACCACAAGGAGTATCTGAAAATATTTTATTATATTTGGTTCTATTTATAATTACATTACTAACTGCCATTTGACTCTTTATTGGTTGATTTCCGGCTTCAAAATAAGCGTTGTCAGCCATACATTTAATTTGTCTTTCATCATTTAGATTCATTATATTAGTTTGTATTGGATTTGCATATGTGCTATATACTCCAAATATAAATGATAATATAGCCAATAAAATTAGTACAATTAATTTATATTTGTTTAACATTTTAGTCCTCTTAGTAAATGATTTTGGTTCAGATCCAAAAATCTGACTACTAAGAAGATACAAAGACCTTCATCGTCCATCCCTTTCGACTTAGGAATGCAAAATCATTAGTGTTTTCGTTGGTGGAATTATCATGAAGATAATTCCGCTTTCTAGCCATCTATGACATTGAAGCTTGCGTCGAATAGTATGGAAGAGTGATCTTCCACTTATATTTATATGTTATCGTCTCATACTTGCTATTTCTTTTGCCTTTTCTTTGTTATCAGCAAAAATCGGCACCAAATTAGATTTATGCATAACAGCCACACCGATAAGTTTATTTTCTCCGGAATAAACCATTGCTTTTGGTTTAACCGCCACTCCACTAGGAATAATATCTGATGTCTTTGGCGTGTATCTATCAATAGGACTAGAATACATACCATAGCTATTGGAGGGGCTTGGAGTGGGTTGTTTATTATTAGATGAGGTATATCCCATCTTTTTAAGATGCTTATCTAGCTCTTTCTGTGCAGCTATAATTTTAGCAGTTTTTTTTGATGTTTTTCGCCTACGAGTGTTTGTTGTGGTAAAATAAACCGGCATTAACGTCATATCAACCTCCATATTAGAAGATTATAATATCATATGTTAAATTAATGTCAATAATCAAAAACAGCAATTAAATCTGGAAGTTCTCCTAAGTCTGAATTATGGTGTGCAGAGTTAAACATTTTAAAATCATCTTTGATATATTTTTGAACTTGCCAAATTGGATAAGGAACCCTATGAATTCCGTGATTTTTTCCTCTATGATGCGACATACATAACACTTTCATATTATACGGACTATCTATAAAATCTTCCGATTCTTTAAATGAAGACCAATCAAAATCAGGATGATCTATTTTTACTTTATTCCAATCAATAGCATTAGCATATGCCCATTCTATATAAAAATGATGACATTCTCTGTTTTCTTTAGATCCACATATCCAACAAGGAATATCTTCTTCTTTTATTAATTTTTTTACTGTACGTTTAAATGTGGAAGAAGAAGTTCTCTTTTCATGGTAAGGATACCACACATCAATTTCAAAACTATCTTTTACTTCATGCCGATCTAGTGAGTTTGTCATTAGTCCCAAAGTGCTCTAAAATATTTACCAAATAGTCGAAGACCATTATCAATTCGCGCACAATATGAATTATATTTTTCTATATCAAATACTGATTTTGATTCCCAACAAGAATTTGAAATTTCGCCAAAAGTAGAAATCATTTCATCAAGAACCCAAGTCCAACGGGCGTCAAAATTATCATCAATGTCCCATTCATTTATTTTTTCAGGGGCCGCGGTTGAACGAATATCTTCAGGTACATCTTCATCATCTACAAAAGGTGTACCGTGTTTAGTTTCTTTTAATTGAATAAGCATTGGATGAATAATTAAAGAAAGCGTGTGATCCATATTCCAAGTATCCCATGGATCGATTTTGATTTCAATCTTACGTTCTTTTCCAGATTCAAAGCTGGGAAATCTACCTAACTTAATTTTCATTAGTAGCTTCTTTCTTTGGTTTTGGATTACCCCAATATGTATTAGTCTTAACTTTAATAAACCTACGGTTAGTTGCTGATTTATCTGGATTTGGTATGGTAATCCATGGATTCTTCAATTGTTTCCATGCAATTGAAATATTTTCTAATTTTTGTAAATAAGTTCTATCTGCTCGAATAGATTGGCAAATTCCGCGAGAAACTGTAGAATGAATTCCTTTTGATGTATACTTTTTTCGTGTTTTTACTGCCATTTTATATTCCTTTAATTATTAAATTGGAGAGACCGGAGAGAATCGAACTCTCATCTTTGGCTTGGAAGGCGATTATAATACCATTATACTACGGTCTCGTTACGGAAGCATATCATAAAATTTGCCGGAATTTTGGCCGATTGCTCTTACTCTATTTTTTGGATATCTTTTTTTAGCATATTCTAATGCTCTAGCTATAGATTGGGGCCTATTAGCTATGCCTCCTTCTATTTTTCTCCATGTATTATCTATACCTAAGACTTCAATTATAATTGTTTCATATTTTTCTGAAGCTTCATTGAAATCTTTAAAATTTTTCATTAGACTGCCATTTTTGGAGTTGCTGGTGATAATGCATTTAAGGAATCGAATAACATAGCATCGGCTGATTCTTGACTACCAAAACTAATACCTAATCCTCGTCTAGCATATGCAGCCATTACTGTAGCCAATACTGTAAGCTCTTCGCCAGTTTCACATTCCATAATTATTTCATCTAATTTATTTAAGAAATGCTTTACTTTTAGTTCTAATTCAATATCATCCATCTTAATTCCTTGATAAGAGTTTTAAATAATTATACATTGGTGCTCTCACTCTGACTTGCACAGAGAATAAGGGGTTACAAAACCCTCGGTATACTACTTTACCTATGAGAGCTTACTTTTCATTATAATATTCTACAGCATAATCTTTTATAAAAATCAAATCATTATTATCAATATGCTTTTGAACACAGGTATCACATAAAATAGCGCCATTATGATAATCTACTTCTTCTACAAATTTCCAAACTTGTAGATCAATAATATTTGATCCATAATGTCCAAAAAGTCTTCCTGTGCTTTTTTGATATTCAGAAGAACAATTTTTAGCTTGAGTTTCAGAATAATAGTTTTCATATTTTATATTACAACTATCACATTTTACATATTTTTTCATTATATACTCGTTGTTGTTATAGACGTTTTTCCTGAATGATCATCATGATTGACATGATGTGCGTGAAAATTGACATCCGGATGATCTTGTTTTAATGATAAAAACGAAGAAAGATTGTCTTTAGAATCATCATATAAATGAACAGACTTATAGCCATGTTGTTTAATTAGATTAGAAATAACTTTTCTTTTTGTTTCGGGTGGACGGCCTTCCATATTTCCGGCGCGTCTTACATGAACTTTATTAATATCTATACCATATTTATTCATAAACTCTGAAAACTTTGGCTGATCATCAAAATCTGATCTAGCAGTTACAATTTCTGTTTTACCTCCCTGTCTATGTATTGCTTTTAGTTTAGCAAGCATTTTACGGATTGGTTTTGCAGTTTGATTGAGTTTGTTAGCTGATCTAAAATCGCTAAAATCATAACTATGTCCTGATGGAAGCTTATGATTATTGAATTCTTGATTAGTAAGAGACTGTACTCTTTCTCCTTGAGGATTTAACACATGAATTTGTAATTTACTTGGATCATGCGCAAAAAGAGTTTCATCCATATCAAATGCATGAAGTGTATTATTAGACTCATATACAAATTGAACAAAAGATGTCATTTTTTATCCTTTTTGGATATTTATTATGGCGCGTCTGCTAGGAATCAAACCTAGAATAAAAGTTTAGAAGACTCTTGTGATATTCATTTCACCACAGACGCCAAAATTTAATATTTTTTAATTTTTTTGTCTAATGAAATTTCAGCCCAATCCAGCCAATCGAGTTCTTCATTATCTAATCGTTCACCATGCTTATATCTTTTCATAAGCTCATCTCGCATTTGTTTGATGGCGCTTACTCCATTTTTATATGTCGGTAAAGAATATTGTTTGACACTCATCATGCTAAGTTTCCTTTCATATTCATATTTAATATCATTATACAATCTTTTTAATTAATGTAAATAGTATAAATAAAAAAGAATTTGGAGAAATTTATGACAACACCATTTCAACCATCAGATATTAATTTTTTATCTCCTCTTGGTTTTAAATTTCAAATTACAAAGCTTCCTAATTTTGACTATTATGTTCAAAGTTTTGATTTTCCAGGTCTTACTCTAAATGAAACAAAAGATTTACAAACCCCGTTTAATAAAATAATTATTCCGGGTGATCATACAACATGGGATCATTTTTCTGTTACATTTAAAATTGATGAAAATATGAACGGATATTTTGAAATTTATAATTGGATAATCGGAATTGGCAAACCCGACAATTTTGGCCAATATGCGGCTTTAGCATCTCAACCAAATGGCTATGGAGTAGAAATTGATGCTGATCTTATAATTTTAAATGGAACAATGAATCCCAATATAAAAGTAACTTTTCTTGATGTAATACCTGTCAGATTGTCAGGATTCAAATTTGATTCTACAGAAATAGATGTAAACTATATTACAGCTACAGCAGAATTTAAATATCGAGAATATGTTTATTCTTTAGTTTAATTACAAAAAATAGTTATTGACAATTCAAATGTTTTATTGTATAATGAGTATAACGTGAAAAAATACTATACTATATTATGGAGAATATTCTATGAAATTAGAAGAAATATATGATCTATGGAAAGAAGATTCAAATATTGATATTACAATTATCGATAAAGTAGCGGTAAGTATTCCAAAACTTCATCATAAATATTATCAGATATTTTCTAATGAAAGACTTATTCTAAGAAAATTAGAAGCAGATTATAAAAAGTTATATCTATTAAAATTTGATTATTTTATGGGAGTACTTGATAAAGAAACTCTTGAAGAAAAGAGATGGAAACCTAATCCAAGAAATATCTTAAAATCTGATATTCCAATGCATATCGATGCTGATGAAGATATTATCAATTTAACGTTAAAAATTTCATATCAAAAAGAAAAAATATTTGTTTTAGAGTCTATCATTAAACAAATTCATGAAAGAGGATATATTGTTAAAAACTGGTTAGACTATCAAAGATTTATTAATGGAGCATAATGGACGATATAATAAAAATCTCTAAAGTAAATGAGACACACATAAAAATAGATTGCGATGCATCCGTAGCCATGGAGCTATCGGATCATTTTACATTTATGATTCCAAATGCTAAATTTCATCCATTAGTTAAAAATAAAATCTGGGATGGGAAAATAAGATTAATGAATATAATGAATCGGCAAATATATGCTGGTTTATTAGATAGTGTTAAAGACTTTGCTAAATCTAGAAATTATGAAATAGAATTGTTGTCAGATTTTAATGATAATGAATATTCTTTAATAGAAGCTGAAAAATTTATTAAATCTCTTAATATACCATTTGAACCGCGGGATTATCAAATATCGGCTTTAGTTCATGGCATACGTAAAAATAGAGCATTGTTATTATCTCCAACAGCATCAGGAAAGTCATTAATTATATATTTACTAATGAGATATTATAATGCGAGAACTCTTATTATTGTGCCAACTGTTTCTTTGGTTCATCAACTTGCTGGTGATTTTGCTGATTATGGGTTTATGGATGGTGATAGTATTCATCGCATTACTTCTGGTACCGATAAACAATCAGATTGTAAAATTGTCATATCAACGTGGCAAAGTTTATACAAGATGGATAAAAAATATTTCTCGCAATTTGATGTGGTGATAGGAGATGAAGCACATCTTTTTAAAGCAAAATCTCTCACATCAATTATGGAAAAATTAACAGAATGCAAATATAGATTTGGATTTACGGGAACGCTAGATGGCAGTGAGACAAATAAGCTAGTTCTTGAAGGTCTTTTTGGTGCAGTTAAAAAAGTTGCTTCTACTGTAGACTTAATAGAAAAAAAATATTTAGCAGACTTAAAAATAAAAGTTCTTATGCTCAAATATTCTGATGAAGTAAAAAAACAAAATAAAAGAAATGATTATCAAACTGAAATAGATTTTATAGTAAGACATACAGGAAGAAATCGATTTATCAAAAATTTAGTGTTATCATTAAAAGGCAATACACTTTTATTATTTCAATATATCGATAAACACGGTAAAGAATTATATTCTGAAATTAATAATGAAGCTGTAGATAGAAAAGTATTTTTTATTCATGGTGGAATAGACGGAACAGATAGAGAAGAAATTCGTAAAATAGTTGAAAATGAAAAAAATGCTATAATTATAGCATCATCCGGCACATTTTCAACAGGAGTAAATCTTAAAAATTTACATAATGTCGTATTCAGTTCTCCAAGTAAGTCTAAAATAAAAACACTACAATCAATTGGCCGCGGCCTTAGAAAATCAAATACCAAAGAATTGATGACTCTTTTTGATATAGCAGATGATTTATCTTGGAAATCTAAAACAAATTATACTTTAGAACATTTTAAAGAAAGATTGAAAATTTATGCATCTGAAGGATTTGATTATAAAATTTATTCAATCGATATCAAAGAATAATAAAATGGAAGAATATGAATACATCATGTTAAAATTAGTCAGTGGTGAATTGATAATTTCTAGGATCGATTCTTCTACAGAAAATGAATACATTCTTGAATATCCTACAATAATCAATTATACACATGATTTTTTTAATTTTAAGACTCAAATATATTTTGTGGCGGTAAATCCTTTTAATATAATGCAAAAGCTGTTTACTTTAAATAAAAAGCATGTTATGATGGTATTTGATGTTGATATTGAATTAATAATGCATTATGAAAAAACTATTAGAAAAAAAATTAATCAATATGATGAATCAGAAGAAGAAAACTATTCATTAGAAGAATTTGAAATAACTCCAAATACCAGTATGAATTGAGAATTATATGACTAAACCACATTATGTAGACAATAAATCATTTTATTTAGCTTTAGTAGAATATAAAAAGAAAAAAATTGAAGCGGAAGCATTGGGCAAACCCATGCCAAGAATTCCGGAATATATTGGAGTATGCATTTTTAAAATAGCTACCAGACTTGCTTCAAAAGGAAATTTTGTAAATTATTCATATAAAGAAGAAATGATATCTGATGGAATTGAAAATTGCATAAATTATCTTCATAATTTTGATCCGGATAAATCAAACAATCCATTTGCATATTTTACACGAATTCTTTTTAATGCATATGTTCTTCGAATTCAAAAAGAAAAGAAACAACTTTATATTAAATATAAGTCATTTGAAAATGCCGTTCTTGTTGGAGGATCACAAGATTTAAATTCTAGAGATATGAAAGATTCTACTAATATGTCAGTAACAGACAATATGACTGAATTTGTAAATGATTATGAAAACAAATTAAATGAAAAAAAGATTCCGAAGAAAAAAGGAATTGAAATTTTTATTGAAGGAGATTAAAATGAAAACGTCGAGAGAAAATATTCCAGCAATAGTACAACAAATTGGCAATAGTATATTAGATTCTACTAATAAAATTTATGTGCGTGAAAATTATAGAATGACTTTAGTATCTATTCGTAATTATTGTGATGAGATTATTGGAACATATGATAAAAATTCTCTTAAAGAAGAAGCTAAGAAAAAGAGGGCTTAATGAAAATAGCTGTTCTTGGCGATACTCATTTTGGAGCCAGAAACGATAGTTTAATTTTTCATAATTTTTTTAAGAATTTTTATAATGAAGTATTTTTTCCATATCTTGTAAAGAATAATATCAAATATTTTATTCAAGTAGGCGATCTATTTGATAGAAGAAAATATATTAATTTTAATACATTACAATTATGTAAAGAATATTTTTTTGATAAATTAAAAGAATATGATTTAACTATGATTGTTTTTCCTGGCAATCATGACATTTTTTATAAAAATACTTTAAAAGTAAATTCTCTTAATTTACTTCTACAAGAATATAAAAATAAAGAAATTATTATAGTTGATCGTCCAGTAGATATGTTTTTTGGAAAAAATTATGAATATAAATTAGCTTTACTTCCATGGATATGCGATGATAATGATGTAGAAACCTTTGAATTTATAAAAAATACAACCTCACAAATTTGTCTTGGTCACTTAGAATTAAGTGGTTTTGAAATGTATAAAGGAGCACTTCATAATGAAGGCATGGATTCGGCTCTATTTAATAAATTTGATATAGTTCTTTCTGGACACTATCATCATCGATCTACTAAAAACAATATTACATATTTAGGAACACCTTATGAAATAACTTGGTCAGATTATAATGATCCTAAAGGTTTTCATATTCTAAATCTAGAAAATAGACATTTGACATTTATTGAAAATCCTTATAGAATATTTTATAAGATAATATACGATGATTCAAATACTGATCTAAAATCATTAATGAATACCGACTTTAGCAAATATAACAATACCTATGTAAAAGTTGTTGTTATATCAAAAAATAATCCTTATTGGTTTGATCTTTTTATTGATGCAATAGAAAATGCTGGAGCAGTTAATATTCAAGTAGTAGATGATAATCTCAATCTTCAAATGGTGCCAGATGAAGATTTGGTGAATGAAGCAGAAGATACATTGACAATTCTTAAACACTACATTGATAATCTTGAAATGGAAACAGATAAATCAGCATTAGACAATCTAATGAGATCATTATATGAAGAGGCTTTGAGTATAGAGTGATTTATTTTAAATATGTACGCTGGCGCAATTTATTAAGCACAGGGAATACTTTTACTGAAATTCAACTCAATAAAAATCCCACTACACTTATAATCGGTGAAAACGGTGCAGGAAAATCGACTCTTATAGAGGCTATCTCTTACGGATTATATGGTAAGCCATTTCGTAAGATTAATAAACCACAGTTGATAAATTCTATTAATAACAAAAATATGTTAGTAGAAGTAGAATTTAATATTGGTTCTAAAGAATATCTTATTCGCCGTGGAATTAAACCAAATATATTTGAAATTATAGTGGATGGAAATCTTTTAAATCAAGACGCTTCCGTGCGTGACTATCAAGAAATACTTGAAAAAAATATTTTAAGATTAAGTCATAAATCATTTTCTCAAATAATTACTTTAGGTGCGTCTACTTTTATTCCATTTATGCAGCTTCCAGCACATTCTCGTCGTGAATTTATTGAAGACCTTCTTGATATTCAAATATTTTCTACAATGAATATTATTCTCAAATCTCGTATTCAAGAAAATAAAGACAATATTGCTGATTGCTCATCTAAATTATCTTTGTGTGAACAAAAAATTGAACTCAGTAAAAAACATATAAAAACTCTTCAACAAAATACAGAAGAAATGATATCTATTAAAAGAAAATCTATTAATGAACAAGAAGAAATCAAATGGAACATTTCTAAAAAAATAGACAATAACAGAATAATTATTGAATTAGAAAAACAAAAAGAAATAGATGCAATTTATCCAAATATTACAAAAAGAGATAAGTTTATTTTATTAGAACAACAATTAAGAAATAAATTAGATAAGATTAATTCTGATATTGAATTTTATGATAAGCATAAAACTTGCCCTAAATGTAAACAAGATATAGATCATAATTTTCATTCTGATATACAGGATGAAAATCAACAGAAAAAAACAGAAACAGAAAATGGTCTTTCTAAAATCAAAGAACAAATAGACGATTTAAATTTATTTGTAGAAAAGATTAAAACATTAAAAAACGATATTATTATATTATCAAATGAAATGAAATCGTGGGATCGCGATATTATTGGTATTGACAATTATATCAAAAATCTTGTAATAGAGATTGAAACATTACAACAGCAAAAACAAAAAATTGAAGAAGATTCTATTGAATTAAATTCTGCCAAAGATGAACTTATAGATATTCAAAAGAAAAAAGAAAATTTGACAAATGAACGATCTGTTTTAGGAATGGCTGGAATATTATTAAAAGATGGAGGTATCAAAACTCAAATTATAAAGCAATATGTGCCAATTATGAATAAATTGATCAATAAATATTTGGCTTCTTTAGATTTTTTTGTTGATTTTCAACTAGACGAAAATTTTGAAGAAAAAATAAAATCTAGATTTCGTGATGAATTCTCATATGGTTCATTCTCTGAAGGTGAGAAGATGAGAATAAATTTAGCACTATTATTTACATGGAGAGCAGTATCAAAACTTCGTAATAGTGCAAGTACAAATCTTCTTATTATGGATGAAGTATTTGATAGCTCATTAGATACATCTGGAACTGAAGAATTCTTTAAAATTCTAGAAAGTGTATCCACTGATAATAATATATTTGTGATATCACACAAAGGAGAGCAATTGATTGATAAATTTAGTAATATAATTAAGTTTGAAAAAACAAAGAATTTCAGTGTAAAAATAGAACAATGAATTATTATGATCCAAAAAAAATTAAAATAGGTGATAGATTATTAGTAACAATTGATTCAATTTTAACAACTTCACACGATTATATTGTACTAACCGATGATAAAAATCATAGTAGTTTATTTTCAATCAATGTTCAAAAATATTTACCTGAAAAAGTTGAATTTAAAATTGGAGATATTGTAAAAACAATACATACACAAGAAGCAAAATACACAATTGATGCTTTATATGAAGATTGTATTTGGCTTAGATATGATCAACTTCCACAACTATATGTTTATGATAAACAAGATGTTTATTTAGTAGATTGATTTCTGGGTTTTTTAGATTTTGTTATTTCTAAATTATCAATTCTTGTATTAAGCAAATGAAAATGATTATCTAAATGATCTATAAGAAATTGAAGCCTTTTATGATCATCTGATTCTAAATTATATATTGCAATATTTCTTTTTCTATCAATGTCTTCTTTTCGATTGGAAGACATCATAATAGCAGGAGCAGTATAAGCAGCTTGAAAACTAAGAAATAAATTTAATAATATAAATGGATATGGATCAAATTTGAAAGATGCAAATAGATTAATTATTATCCAAAACGCAATGAGAATTGATTGAATAATGATAAAACGCCATGAGCCTACTATAGAGGCAACTTTATCAGCTAAATGCTGGCCAAATGTTAATGGTAGATTAGATTCTGCCATAAATTCCTCCTATAAGATTTTTATATTTATATATTTTGGAGAATATAATGACTATACTTACGTTGGTAGATAATACCGATCAGATTTTAAAAACCAAACTAGAACCATTTAATTTTTACACTCCTCCGTGTGATCCTATTAAATTAGCAAAAGATTTGACTGAAACGATGATTTCAAATCACGGATTGGGTTTGGCGGCAAATCAAGTCGGTCTTCCCTATCGAGTATTTGTTCTTACTGGTGAGCAAGTTTATGCTTGTTTTAATCCAAGAATAGTTGACATTTCTTCAGAAATGGTGTATATTAATGAAGGCTGTTTGAGTTATCCTGGTATGGTAGTAAAGATTAAACGACCAAGAGCAATCAAAGTAAGATTTACTATGCCTAACGGTGAAACTACAACAACAAAGTTTGATGGACTTACCTCCAGATGTTTTCAACATGAATTAGATCATTTGAATGGCATATGTCACTTAGACATTGCACATCCATTTCATAAAGAAAAGTCTCTTAAACTACTTAAGATACACAATCGAATCCTTAAAAAGACAGGAACTAAAAAATGAGTAAACCCACAGTCGAAGAATCTTCTGAATATGAAAACTGTTTAGATACAGAGAATGTATCATATGGAGTTTCTAATTTAAATGATTTTTTTCCTGAAAATGCAACAGAAGAACAAAATGATACTAAGTGGAAAAAACATTGGGTAGGAATGCCCGAATACAAGCAAGAAGACAATCCAACATATAAAACAATCTATGTTCATTTTAGAAACGAAGAAGATTACCAAGAATTCGCAAACATAATTGGTCAATCTTTGACAAAAAAGACAAAGAGTATTTGGCATCCACGACTAGATCGCGATGCTAATGCATTACGTAGGTGGATTGAAACGGATGACTAATCCAAAATATCCTGTCTATATTATTAGTAAGGGTCGGCACGAATCAATGCTAACCTCTCGTTCTTTGTCTCGTATGAAAGTACCCCATTATATTGCGATTGAACCACAGGACGAAGAGCTGTATGAACAAGCTCTAGATAACTTCGACATTCGTGAATATGTTACACTTTTGATTGCTCCATTCAGCAATCACGGTGATGGTCCTGGTCGTGCTAGAAATTGGTGTTGGGATCATTCTATTTCTATTGGCGCAACTAGTCATTGGGTGATGGATGATAATATCACGGACTTTTATCGTCTCCATGAAAACAGCCGTATACGTGTTGAATCTGGTGTAATATTCAAAGCAGCAGAAGATTTTGTTGATCGATATGAAAATGTTCTAATCTCTGGTTTTCAATATAGATTTTTTATTGCTCCTAATCAAAAATATCCACCTTATGTGACAAACACCCGCATCTATTCAACTTTGCTTATTCGAAACGATTGCAAACATCGCTGGCGCGGCCGTTACAATGAAGATACTGATATCTGTCTTCGTGTATTGAAAGATGGTGATTGCACTATTCAGTTTAACGCTTTTCTTCAAGGTAAAGCGGCGACACAAACAGTAAAAGGTGGCAACACCAGTGAATTTTATCATGCTGAAGGAACACAAGATAAGACTCACTGGAGAGACGGGCACCTTAATCCAGAGGGCACCATCAATAAATCACAGATGCTAGTGGACATGCATCCAGACGTTGCCAGAATGGTTTTTCGATACGGTAGATGGCATCATTACGTTGATTATAGCTCATTCAAGAAAAATCAACTTAAGCTAAAGTCTGATATTGATTTAAAATCTTTACCTAAAATTAATAATTATGGAATGAAATTGATTAAATTAGATAAAAGTGATGTTTCATGATATCTACAAGTAATTGGAATAAACGATATTTAGAACTAGCAAAACACGTATCTTCGTGGTCTAAAGATCCTTCTACTAAAATTGGATCCGTAGCTGTTGGAAATGGAGGACAAATATTATCATTAGGATATAATGGATTTCCTAGAAACATTGAAGATGATCATCGATTGATTGATAGAGAAATTAAATATTCTTTAGTAGTACATGCTGAAATGAATGTCATTTACAATGCATCTTTGAATGGAGTATCTTTAAAAGATTCTACACTATATGTACATGGTCTGCCTATTTGTTCAGAATGTGCTAAAGGCGTTATTCAAGTTGGTATTAAAAAAGTAGTTATGCAGTTTGATAAAAATATTAATAAAAAATGGACAGATTCCTTCAAATTGACGAAAAATATGTTCACAGAATCTAATATTTCTTTTATAGAATATGATGAGGAATTGATAAACGATGGATAAAAAATTTGATACTGATGGCTGGGTTATTCCTGTAGACAATGCATTACACGGTAAAGAATATGATGATTGGGAACATGCGAACTCGATGAAAACTCTTGGCCGAGTTACAATTTCTTCTAGTCTTTCAGATGAAAGTTTATTGAATGTTTCTCATACCAACATTCAATATAAATACAATGAGGATGAAGTTTTAGAAGAACTTAAATCCTATATTAATGCTACATACGGTCAGCATTATTCTCAAAATAAATTTCAAGCTACAGAGTTTATTATTGATTCTGGCCATGGCATAGGATTTTGTATTGGGAATATGATGAAGTATACTCAGCGATATGGACGAAAGGGAACACCCGAACAGTGGCGGCAGGATATTCTTAAAGTAATTCATTATGCCATTATTCAACTTTATGTTCATGATTCAGAACACAGACTATCAACGTGAAATGTTTCATATTGACTAAATTGTGGTTGGTATGAAAGAAAAATAATCAAAAGAGACCAAAATGGTCGATTTACAAAAGAAAGGTAATATAATATGGAAGTGAAAATTCCCGTAGAAGAATTAAGGAAAAGAAAGCTTTTTGTTGCCACGCCGATGTATGGAGGCATGTGCGCTGGTATGTTTTGTCGAAGCACAAACGATCTATCAGCCATCGCGGTGCATTATGGTATTGAAGTAAAATACTATTATCTTTTCAATGAATCCCTTATTACTCGTGCTAGAAATTATTGTATTGATGAATTCATGCGATCAGATTGCACCCATCTTTTATTCATCGACTCAGATATTGGGTTTAATGCAAATGATGTTCTGACAATGCTTGCTCTTCAATCTGATGAAAGCGAGTATGATATTTTATGTGCTCCATACCCCAAGAAGTGTATTTCTTGGGAAAAAGTTAAGACTGCGGTTGATAAAGGAATTGCAGATGAAGATCCAAATATTCTAGAAAAGTTCGTTGGAGATTATGTTTTTAATCCCGCCAATGGCACAAATGAAATTAAGATTGCTGAACCCGCAGAAGTACTAGAGTCTGGCACCGGGTTCATGATGATTCGTAAGGAAGCACTTCTAAAAATGGGACGTGAATATCCTCATCTTATGTATCGACCGGATCATGTTAGAACTGCTGCATTTGACGGTTCCCGAGAAATCATGTGTTTATTTGATGCTCTTATTGATAATAAACATGCTCAAATTGTTCCTGAAATTCGCGAGTTTTATAAACAAAATCCAAATGCCACTCAAGAAGAAGTTGTCGCATTTATCGATGATGTTAAGAATAGTGCGTTTGGATTTGAATATTCAAATCGTTATCTGTCAGAAGATTACATGTTTTGTCAATGGGCCCGTAAGATTGGATTAAAGGTTTGGTTGTGTCCATGGATTGGATTACAACATGTTGGATCATATGTCTTTGGTGGTTCTCTTGCTGATTTAGCGGCGGTGGGGGCGGCTGCCACGGCTGATCCTTCTAAACTTGGAAAAAAGGCTTGACATTAATTTTATAGTGATATATTATAGATTATATTATAATAAAGGAGCTTTATATAATGATTTTAAGTAGTGATACTTTACTAATTTTGAAGAATTTTTCTTCTATTAATTCAAGCATTTTGTTTCGTGAGGGAAACATTATTAGAACTATTTCTCCTCAAAAGACAATTATGGCCAGCGCAAATATTGCCGAAACTTTAACAAAGAATTTTGCAATTTATGATCTACCAAGATTTTTAAGTGTTATTTCTTTGTTTGATAATCCCGAACTAATTCTTAATGATAATGATGTAACAATTGTATCCGATAAGCGTAAATTAGTATATACATATGCTGATCCTTCTACTTTTGTTACACCACCAGCAAAGGATATTACTTTTCCAATTGCAGACATTAGCTTTGAATTAAAAAATGAAGACCTGCAAAAGGTTCAACGAGCAGCTAATGTTCTACAACTTCCTGAAATTTCAGTGTTTGGTGATGGTTCTACTATTTCTTTAAGAGCATATGATAGTAAAAATCCTACGGCGGATTCATATAGTTCGGATATTGGAGAAACTAATAGTAATTTTAATGCAATTTTTAAAAATGAAAATCTTAAGATCATTCCTAATGATTATACTGTAGATATTTCATCTCGAGGTATTTCTCGATTTAGTTCGTCTAATGTAACATATTTTATTGCTACAGAGGCAACTAGCACCTTTTCTTAATTTTGAATGCTGCGCCAGCAGAGTTATTGGAGAATAGTGCGGCATCCTTTCTCGCGAATAACATTTAATTTTATTTTATCATGAAAGGTGAACTATGCTTGAAGACTATTTGTGGGTCGAAAAATATCGACCAAAAACTATTAATGATTGTATTTTACCAGAAAAATTAAAAGCTACGTTTCAACAATTCGTAGATCAAAAAAATATTCCAAATTTACTTTTAACTGGTGGTTCTGGAGTTGGTAAAACTACTGTGGCGCGTGCTATGTTGGAAGAACTTGATTGTGACTATATTGTAATCAATGGTTCACTTAATGGAAATATTGATACATTGCGTAATGAGATTATGCAATTTGCATCTAGTGTATCATTCAAGGGTGGTAGAAAATATGTCATTCTAGATGAGGCAGATTATCTCAATATTCAAAGTACTCAGCCCTCTCTTCGTAATTTTATGGAAGAGTTTAGTAGAAATTGCGGTTTTATTTTAACTTGTAATTTTAAAAATAGAATTATTAAGCCGCTTCATTCCAGATGTTCTGTAGTAGAATTTAAAATTGCAAAAAAAGATAAACCAGAACTTGCTGTTCAGTTTATGAAAAGAGTATTAAATATTCTAAACACAGAAAGAATTGTGTATGACAAACAAGTTGTTGTTGAACTCATTAATCAACATTTTCCGGATTGGAGAAGAATTCTTAATGAATTGCAAAGACATTCTGCTTCGGGTAGCCTCGATTCGAGTATACTTAGTAGTTTTATTAGTGATGGTTATAAAGTACTCATTTCATCTTTAAAAGATAGAAATTTTGTCACTGCTCGTAAATGGGTGGCAGAAAATTCAGATATTGATAGTGCTGAGTTATTCAGACACATATATGATAATATTTCCGATATTGTTAAGCCAGAATCAATTCCTCAACTAATACTTCATCTTGCAGAATTTCAATATAAAGCCGCTTTTGTTGCTAATCAAGAAATCAATTTGGCCGCCTTTATTGCTTCAATCATGAGTGACTGTGAGTTTCGATAATGGATATATTTGATGTTATGAATAAATCTGAAGAGGTGATAGAAGAATCAAAAGAAAAAAATATTCCATCTTTTCCATACACAATATTTGATTATATTAATAGTATTAGTAATAATAAAAATATATTCAACAATTCAGATGATCCAGAACTTTTAGAAAAAAATTATCAACCCTGGCAAGTTAATCGCGGTTTATCATTTTATACTGATACTATACAATATGTTAATATAATTAACGAAAATTATCATATTGATAAAAAATTGCAATATGACTTTCTAATAAATACTATTAGACCAAAGAAAAGATATTCAAAATGGTTTAAAAAAGAAAAAGTAGGTGATATAGATATTGTAAAAACAGCTTTTGGTTATTCTGAAAAAAAAGCTGAAATTGCGTTATCTGTGTTATCCGCCGAGCAATTAAAAGAAATAAAAAGAAGACTGAGTCAAGGTGGATTAAAAGATGAGATTAACAGTAGATACATTAGTTGAAGTTCTTTTAAAAGAACCCGATGATTTCTTAAAAGTAAAAGAAACTCTTACACGTATTGGTATTGCATCTCGTAAAGATAAAACTCTTTATCAATCTTGTCATATTTTACACAAACAAAAAAAATATTATATTGTTCACTTTAAAGAATTATTTGCATTAGATGGAAAACCCACAGATTTTTCAGATATAGATGAAGCAAGAAGAAATACTATAATAAATTTATTAGTTGAGTGGAATTTAATTAAACTTGTTAATTTAAAACAAACAAAAGAACCAATTGTATCATTAAGTCAAATAAAAGTTCTTTCATTCAAAGAAAAATCTGAATGGGAACTAATTGCAAAATATAATATTGGAAAAAAATAATTTTTAGGTGTTTATATGTTAAATTATGATGATAAGTGCCATATTATTGAAAGTAATTTGGATAATAAAAAATATTGGCTTTGGCCAAAAGAAGACCGCGATCTTTGGGGTCATTGCTCTAATGAATGGCCTATGTTAAAACAGATGTGGGAACAATTCATCGACAAATACGATGTATGCATTCAAGCGGGTGGTGCATGTGGTATGTATCCTAGACTTCTTGGAGAAAAATTTAAAAAGCTATATACATTTGAACCAGAACCATTAAATTTTACATGTTTGGTTTTTAATTGTCAAAATGATAATATTCACAAATATAACGCCGTTTTAGGCGATAAACACACTACAGTTAAATTGGTTAGTAGAGAAGATTATATATACAATCGTGGAATGTATCACGTAGGAATCGATGGAACCTACGAAATTCCAATGTTAATGATAGATGATTTTAATTTATCTGATTGTGATTTTATTCAATTGGATATTGAAGGCTGTGAATTAATGGCGTTAAATGGTGCTAGAAATACTATAGAAAAATTTAAACCTGTAATTTCTTGTGAAAATGGAACAGAAGATATTTTGCGCTTTCTTCAATCTATAGCACCATATAAACATGTAGCCAGATTACAAACAGGATATGATCATGGAACTAAACTAGGAAGATATGATGATACATATAAGGTGATTTAATGCCGGAACCGTGGGATCCAGTTTGGGTTCAAGCCTCTCCACCGCCTAAACCAATATGGATTTGTAAACTTTTGGGAAATACTATTAATGTATATTCTAATATACCTTGGTGGAGAAGAATATTAATATCTATAATTTTTGGAATAAAATGGGAAACCCCCCATTGACAATTTGATATTAATACATAAATAATAACAGTCATTGATCGCTTCGGGATGGTGACTGATAACCCTTGCTAAACAGGAGGATAATATGCAAGTTACTTTTCTAGAAGTCATATCCTTGACTTCAGCGCTCATTTGGTTTTCAATGTTATTTTATACATTAATTCCAAATGAAGATTAAAATTCAATCCCTTGCTAATTTTAGGAGGAAAATATGTTACTATCAAATGTAAATCCATTTTTTATTGGCTTTGAAGATACTGTGAGGCGTCTTAATTCGATGCAAGAAGCAATGTCTAAGCAAGTTACCGGATATCCCCCATATAACATCTGTAAAACAAATAATACTGATTATATTATTGAATTTGCGGTTGCGGGATTTTCCGAAAAAGATATTGATATTGAACTTGAAGAAAATGTTCTCAAGATTAAAGGAAAACTTGAAACTACTGATGATCTTGTTGAAGGCGGTATCAATAAGACATATTTTTATAAAGGAATTGCCGACCGCGCATTTACTCGCCAATTTACTCTTGCTGATGATGTAGAAGTAAAAGAAGCAAAATTAATTAATGGTATGCTTAAAATTTATTTGGAACATATTATTCCAGAATATAAAAAGCCTAAACGAATAACCATCAAATAATGTTACTGGGGGAGAGAATATCTCCCCCTTTTACTATGTACTATTATTATATATTGTAGTATAATATATTATGTTATTTGCGTGGAGTTTATATGAATTTTTATAAAAATATATTTCAACTCGGTAATCACATTTTTGTTCGAGCAATTGAAAATGGAAAAAATGCAAAATATCGAGTAGAATATTCTCCTTATCTTTTTGTTCCAACAAAAAAAACAACCGCAGAATATAAAACACTTTTTGGAAAAAGTGTAGATAAGCTTAGTTTTAATAATATTAATGAAGCGAAAGATTTCATAAAATCATATAAAGACGTTTCAGGTATGGAAATTCACGGCCTAGATTCGTTTCTTTATCCATATATCAATGATGTTTGGCCAAGAGAAATAAATTACGAACGCGATTTGATTAATATCGGACTCATTGATATTGAAGTTGAATCTGATAGTGGATTTCCTAATATTGAAAAAGCTGATAAAGCCATAACGGCCATTTCAATAAAAGTAAAAGATAAGATTTTTACTTTAGGTTGCGGAGAATTTATTTCTGATGATCTTACTGTAAAATATATTAAATGTAGAGATGAAAAGGCTTTACTTGAAAATTTTATTGATACCTGGCGTTTTTTGAATCTAGATGTAATATCTGGATGGAATGTTGAATTTTTTGACATTCCATATCTAGTAAATCGAATCTATAGAGTTCTTGGAGAAGAAAGAGGTAAAATGTTATCTCCATGGAATATGATCCATGAAGGTAAAGTAAAAGTCAACGGAAAAGATCAACAAACATACAATATTCGTGGAATTTGTATTCTTGATTATCTTCAACTTTATAAAAAGTATACCTATAGCAATCAAGAATCTTATAAGTTAGATCATATTTGTTCTGTAGAAATTGGTGAAGGAAAAACAGATTATTCTGAATATGATAATCTTTTTGATCTCTATAAGCAAGATTTTCAAAAATTTATTGAATACAATATTAAAGACGTAAATCTGGTCGATAAATTAGATAAAAAGCTTAATTTTATCGATCAAGCATTAACTATTGCTTATGACGCCAAAATAACATTTGATGATGTTTTTAGCCCAGTTAAAACTTGGGAAGTCATTATTCACAACTATCTTATGGAACAAAAGATTGTAGTTCCACCAAAGAAGACTACAGAAAAAAGTATGCAATTTGCCGGAGCATATGTCAAAGATCCGCTTGTCGGGTTACACGACTGGGTAGTTTCTTTTGATATTAATTCTCTCTATCCATCTCTTATTGTACAATACAATATTTCTCCTGAAACTTATGCTGGTAAGATTAAATATGATTTTTCTGTGGATCAACTTTTGGGTGGTGCTTTTGGCGAAGATGAAATTCAAGATATTCTAAAAAAACAAAATATGGCTATAACCGCCAATAGCTGTCTTTGGAATAAAGAACAGAAGGGCGTAATGCCGGCATTGGTAGAAAAAATGATGGCCGAGCGAAAACTGTTTAAGAACAAAATGATCGAGGCGCAAAAAGAATATCAGACAAATAAAACCAAACAACTATTCAATGATATAGCCAGATATAATAATATGCAGATGGCCCGTAAGATCCTTCTTAATAGTCTGTATGGTGCTTTAGGAAATCAGTACTTTCGCTATTTTTCTATTGAATTTGCTGAAGCTATTACTCTTACTGGCCAATTTGTAATTAGATGGATTGAAAGAAATCTAAATGAATACTTGAATAAGACAATAAAAACGACAAATAATGACTATATTATTGCTGTTGATACAGATTCGAACTATTTAAATCTTGGTCCATTAGTTTCTACGCTAATTCAAGATGCATCTAATACAAAAAATACAAATAAAATTGTAGATATCGTTGATAAAATGTGTCAAAATCGTATAGAACCCTTTATAGACTCGTGTTTTAATGATTTGGCTCAGCATACTAATGCATATATCAATTTTATGAAGATGAAACGTGAAAGTATAGCAAATAAAGGCATTTGGACCGCAAAAAAGCGATATATTTTGAATGTTTATGATAATGAAGGTATAAGATATGCTGAGCCAAAACTCAAAATGATGGGAATTGAGGCTGTAAAATCATCTACACCCGCAAATTGTCGTGAAAATATCAAAAAAGCACTAAAATTGATCATGGAAACCAATGAAACCGTTCTTCAGAACTTTATTCAAGACTTTAAATCCAAGTTTATGACGATGAGATTTGAAGATGTAGCTTTTCCAAGAGGATGCCGCGGTCTTTTAGAATATGGAAATAAAACCGATATATACAAAAAGGGTACTCCAATTCATGTTAGAGGAGCTTTAATGTATAATCATCTATTAAAGAGCTACAATTTGACTAACAAATATCCATTAATTCAAGAAGGTGAAAAAGTCAAGTTTTGTTACATGAAAACACCCAATCCCATAAAGGAAAACATCATAGCCACACCAAGTATATTACCGAAAGAATTTAATCTGGATAAATATATAGATTATGAAATGCAATTTACAAAATCTTTTATAGATCCTTTAAACAGCATTTTAGAAGTCATTGGATGGTCTCCAGAAAAACTATCTACATTGGAGGATTTCTTTGGTTAATAAAGACATTAAAGAGATAAATGATTTTGACTTTGGATTTACTAGCATTCCTGAAGAAAATTTTATTAAACCAGAAATAATTGATGCTACAGAAGAAAAATATAAAAAAATCATTGATCAAATGCTAAAGGCAATTAATCCTTTGCTCAATAATTTGGCTAAAGACGCCGATAAGACAGTTTATATTCATTGGCCAAATAGAAAAGAAAAGATTGATGAATTTAGAAAGAAATTATATACTATTGCTGGTAAAAATTGACAATAATGTACATATAATGTATAATGAATGAAAAAGGAATCATAATGAGCATTTTAGAAAAACTAAAAAAAACTTCAACTATCAAAGAAACGTCTATTCTTTCTGACTCAAAGTTTTTTGAAAAGAAAGATATGATCACAACATCTATTCCAATGCTAAATGTGGCGTTATCAGGAAGATTAGATGGTGGATTGGTTCCGGGCCTTACTTTGATTTGTGGTCCCTCTAAACATTTCAAGACGTGTTTTAGTCTTATTATGGCCAAAGCCTATATGGATAAGTATCCAGAATCGGCTTTATTGTTTTATGATTCTGAGTTTGGATCTCCTCAAGCATATTTTAAGACTTTTGGCATTAATCCTGAACGGGTATTGCATACACCGATCACTGATCTAGAACAACTTAAGTTTGATATCACTCGACAAATAAATGAACTAGGAAGAAATGATAAAGTCATTATTATTCTAGACTCATTGGGTAATTTGGCTTCTAAGAAAGAAGCAGAAGATGCTCTAGAAGGTAGAGGCGCCGCTGATATGAGTCGGGCTAAGCAAATTAAAAGCTTGTTTCGTATTGTAACGCCGCATTTGACTATGAAAGATCTTCCATTTATTGCGGTCAATCATATCTATATGGAACAGGGGTTATACCCAAAAGCGGTGGTCAGTGGAGGATCGGGCCCATATCTATCGGCTGATACTATCTGGATTCTTGGCCGCCAACAAGAAAAAGACGGTAAGGACCTTACAGGATATAATTTCATTATTAATATTGAAAAGTCTCGATATGTTCGTGAAAAGTCTAAGATTCCAATCGAAGTATCATTTGAAGGCGGAATTTCTACTTGGTCCGGTCTTTTAGATATTGCTCTAGAGTCTAAACATGTCATCAAGCCAAGTGTTGGTTGGTATCAAAAGATTGATCC